TTCCAGAACAAACTTTAATAATCAATGCGTGTTGTTGCGGAATATAGTTTGTCGGCACTTTGAAAGTAAAAGAATACCTTCTGATTTCTCCGTAGAATGTAGACGGCTCAGGAAAGTCCATCTTTTGTTCACTCAATATGTCGTAACTTACGTTGTCTCGGAATTTTACGCAGCATACGTGTATTCTCGGTTTTCCTGTTTTACGCACTCCATTTATCATGGCGGTTCTAAAATGAGCGGATGCTGTATATTCGTTACCAGGATGTATACCGTTATTCACGATTGCTTCTGGGTAGTTATACATATCTACCCTTGCTGCATTCACCATTTGCTCGTAATCGAATATATGTGTATTCTTTTCTATTACTACATTGCCCCACGACTTCCAAGTAAGACCGTATCCACCTTCAAATCCATAATAATCGTTATGCCCAATGTTTTTCTTTGTAACACTAGAAAAGTCGGGATCTGCTATCAAGTTTCTTCTTGATACCGCAGTTGTTTTTGTTCCCCATTCGTCTTGGAATAGGAAGTCTAGCATTTTAACAGTTACGCCATCTTTATCAATGGTTATCTTATCACCGTCAATTCTAATAAGATTCGTATCAATCCCTTTTGCAGTTAACCATTTCACCATTGTATCGGCATTAATATTCAGTTTCTCAGCATCGATTATAATCTTACCAGGTGACATATTGATAGAAGTAATGATACCGTCTTTTAAAATTTGTGCTAAGATCCCTTCATCTAACACTTCTAACCTAGATTCTGTTTTGGTTACATAAGCTTTATAAGTTTCATTTATAAACGTTTCTTGTTTTCCTGTGATGATCGAAACGCCTTTTTCATTAGCACTAATACTTCTTTCTAACTCTGTAACTTTCTGATTGTATTTTTCGGTAGCTACTTTATTAGCAATATCATCTATCATTTTATCAATATCCGTTTGATCTTTGGGATGTAGCCAAAATTCTGTAGCTATTTTTCCACGCTGCAACATAGGTAACGCAATCCATAAGGTTCCATTTCTTCTCACCCACGGTTTATAACGTGCTTTAACAGCTCCAGTCGGAACTGTTCCGGAAATAACAACCCTAATCCAATTAGAATTTGCAGTTACATCGATACCAATTGATGATTGTGAAACTCGGCTGCCCTGAGCATTTAGATACTCAATTTCTAACACGAAACCTTGTCCTATGTTATTGGACATAAAGTAACCCGAAGCTACAATGTCTTCACCAGCAGTTACGTCTATCGTTTGATGAAGGCTATACCATTTATCTTCATTCAATCCAGTCGCATGTAATTTAGCCGTTGTATAGCCTCTGTATGTTACAGAAGAGTCAATAACAGCACTATTACCATTTTGTGTCCAGTATTTGAAGCCCTGAGCGAATGAAGCGTTCCGTAGATCATTTATAGAACCCAATCCACCAACATAATCCTCAACATCTTTCTTTTTCATTGTTAACTTTAATGCTTCAGAATGTTGACCTATTGTTGTAGTAGCCTCACTAATCGTCTTTCCTTGCGCAGTTTGTGTTTCCTGTAATTTCTTAACACTTGCAGTTGTTCCTTCTGCATTCTTTTCTACAGTGTTAACACGTTCATCAAAAGAGGTTTGTGTTTTTTCTACCGTTTTAATACTTTCTTTAATACCATCCACACTTTTTTCAATCTCTGTTGTTTTCTTAGTGAATTCATCATTTGTGACTTGATTTTCTGGAGCTGGTGTCCAATCCTGTGGCTTATTCCCTTTATATAAAGCAACCCATTCTACAGTTGCCTTTGTAGCATTATTTGGATAATTATATAAGTTTAATCTCCGTTCATTCCCACTTGTAGTTGCAACAGCTTTGAAAGTTACATAAGTTATTCCGTTAGCATAGGCACTTGTTGCATATCCAACATTATTTGAACCACCATTCTGCCAAATTCCAAATTGTTGACCCTGCGGGACACTTCCTTTAATTACAAAAGTATATTCCTCACCTGCAACAAAATTTTCAGTTAGAGAATATGGATTGATTAGATAATCTGTTTTTTCGTATTTAGCATTTGAATCTAATAACAGATTACGTCCTCCAGATTTATCGTTATTAACCTTTGTTTCTACCTTTGTTAACTTTTCACTAATCTTCCCTGCTGCTTCTTTGATCTCTGTTGTTACCTTGGTTAAAACATTCCCATCTGCAAGATCTTCAGGAGCAGGTCGCCACGAATAATCTTTGCTACCTATAGTCAATTGTGGTGAACTTTGCTGATACCAACAACCAGCAGGAGGATTTACGTCAGGTTCTACACGAAAATGACTCTCGTTATCCGTTCCTGTTGATGCCATCATGCCCGCTGTCACTACGAACGAAACACTTACACTTTGCCATTGATTAGTAGATTTATTTGGACGGATGCCGGTAGCCCCTGCTGCAAAATAGAAAGTGTGTTGTAAGTCTTGGCCGTTCGGTAAACCTTTTACACGAGTAAAAATTGAATAGGTTACTTTATCTCCTACTTTTATAACTTTTCGATCTACTAAATCTTTGAAGTTATAAGCTAAAGCGGTCCATGATGATTGAGTTTCTACGACTGTATTCCCTTGAAAAACATCCTTCGAAATTTTGACTTTATCTGCTGACTTAAGCCACCAACGATTGTCTGCTTGTGCAATGGTCAAAGCTCCATCAAAAGATTTAGAACCGACTAACAAGTTTCTTACATCGTCATTAAAATTTGCTACACTTTCTTTAACTTCAGAAATAACTCTCTTATTTCCGTCCACATCATTTACTAAGGTGTTGATTTTACTTGTAGTATCAGTACTATTTTTCGTTAATGTTTCAATAGAAGTTTTAAATCCCTCAGAATCCTGTTCAAACTTGGTTACCTTTTTATCAATTTCACCTTGATCTCTTTGTACATCAGAAATAGTTCTCGTAACTTTTTGAAGGCTTTCTGTTACTTGATTAAATCGTCCAGTGGTTTCTTCTTGCGCTTCTTCCACTTTCTTATTTAATTCTTCTTTTGTGAGTTTAATATCCTTATTAACCTGCTCCAGTGTATCTTTTTTAATTAATTCCACATCAGGAATAAGGAGCTCCCAGCCTTTACCGTTCCATACTTTTAAAATACCAGGCTTACCATTACTAATATCTCTCCATATTGTTTTACCAATTTGAAGATTCTCTGTAGGTGGTTGCTTAGATTCAATGATATTAACGGTATTATTCTTCAAATTTTCTTGAACTTTTTCTGCTAACTCTTTAACTGCTTTAGACTCTTCTCGTATGGTTTCAACTGTTTTTCCGTTCTCTTCTACCAATTTTTCTAGCTGCTCCAACAATTCTTTGTTTGCCTTACCAGTTAATTGCCCCAGGAGCCTATTGTATAATTTTCGCATTTCTTCGTTCGGATCTGTAATTTCTCTATAATTACCAAACAGATATTTCTCTGCAGTAGGATCTTTAAAGGACTCGTCTCCAGCAATTACCCTTGCTTCCAAATAAAGCTTAGGCTTGAACCCTGGATCTTTAATAATTATTGTATCCCCTTCGCCTACTTGCTCATGCTCAAATCCTTTTACACGCTCTAAATTTTGTGCATCTACTTCATATGAAACAGAAGCAGCTTTTCTTTTTTTAATTTCCATTTCCATTAAAGTAAGCAAACGTTGTGGTGTCATATTCTGATTATCTGTTTCGGGTGTGTAAAATCCGAATCTGTGAAACCCTTTTACATTCCAACGCTGAAAGGCCTCGTTATCTACAATATAAGGAAGCCCATTATTTATACTTTCGATGGTAATTATACTGTCACCCTCGCCCCTTACAAAACCTACAAGAGCTGTACATATATTTCTGGTATTTTCAATTCTTCTAACATTAATTAAGTCTTTTCCCAGGTTAATTTCTTTACCTGTATACCGTCCACGTTTTACTATCATATCGACATACCAATTGACAATTCTATTAGCAAAAACTTCTACACGGTACTGTATTTCTAAATTAAATAAAGAAGCTATTTTCCCTAAAAAGGTAAGTGGATCAATGAATTCATCGATAGTCATTGTATGGAATCCTGCATAATCGGTTTTTCCTAGTTTCCACTTCATACCTATAAGAGCCATATTTATAAATTCATTAACTGTTTTACCTTCAATACGCTGCGGCCGTATAATTCCTGATTGAGCAATCTCTACCCATACAGCAGATGAAAAGATTTCTATAAATCTTCCATCTTTCGTTTGAATGGCTTCTTCAATTACATACGGAATAAAACGACCGTCTCTAGTTTGTCTTAAAACTAAATTTTGCTGAATTAGGGCATCTGCATTAGGATTGTCTATTAATACTTTAAATGTCAGGGTATCAATGTTACTTTTTAATTCCCAATGTCTTAAATCATCGTAATAATCTTTGGGTTGTAGAACTGCAATAATCTTTTCTGTTTTAAAATCCACGATATGAAATAGTCCACTGACTTTTTTCATTTAAACCGCTCCCTATAACTAATTGTTGCATCTAATTCCGTTGGTCTAATATCAATCCGATTTTCTCCTCGAACTATCAACGGAAACTCAGAAACTACTTCTTTTAGATCAATAGCATTTTTACCATTGATCGTTACATGTCCATACTCTGAATCAATAACCACTTTATCTCCTGCGTCAAAAATATACGGTACAGCATTAGTGTCGATATTGTTTAACTTCCAAATTTTAAGGTCGTCAATTTGCATAGTATAAACTGGCGTATTTCTATCCCAACGACAAATCGCGATCATGACTTGTGCGACTTTTCTTGCTGTCATGGGATTCGGATTAGTCTCAGAATCTGTCCAACGCTCTACTAAAGATGCATCATCAATCTCTGTACCGTCTCTAAAACGCGCTACATAAACGGACCATTCTCTGCCTCTCCTAGCAATACGAAGGCGCCCATAAAATTGATTAAATGTATTAGAATACGCGCCACTAGTTTCAACTAATAGGCGCCTACTTCCAGGTACTGCATTATCACCAAGCGTCATATGAGCCTTAGTGATTTCAGCCTCCCAATATAAATCGCTCATATTAATTTGTGCTACCATATTGCTCGTTTCATCGAGCAGAATGATTTCCACACGTCCCATTTGATCTGCATTTCTAGATTGTAAATGTACCCAGGCTTCTAACTCGAAATCTTGCAGTGGACCACCAGGGATATTTTTTTTAGCAAGGCCACCATGAAACCCTGCTGTTCCTTCTTCGCCATAATAAGGACAATACAAGCCAGTCCCATCTTTTACTTTTAATTCCCCTGTGCCTTTCATATCATCAAATGTGCCTTTAATCGGTGTCCAGCCAATAACAGTAGACATATCATCCCACATAACCCGCTCCCTTTGCTGAGCTGGCTTTTGCATTACAGTTAGAGGATGTCCAAGTCTAAAATAGTTACGATTTTCTGGAGATTCGTCAAAGAATACATCTAAAAATGTAGCAGGTTGTTTAACATTTATTTCAATACGAGGCGGCGTTTCCTCAGTGCCAGTATTCTCGAAAGAAGATGTTAATTCTGTAACCCCTTCTTTAGCAAATTTATGTTTTTTTACCTTTCCTAACTTATAAGGCATAGTTGCAACGAATGTAACAATCCCTTTACCTCTATTCACTAGCTCTTCTGGATCAAAAGAGCCATCTACAACAGCTAAATAAGTACGATCCGGTTCATCGTCAAAAATCAATTCGCATTCTTGTTTAGTCACTAACCAATCAGCTAAATCCTCTTTAACTTTCTGTAAATCTCCAATATCTGCTCCTTTAACAATAAGAGGCACGTCAATTCGACGCGCCTCAATTTCAGTATTTAATAATTTTGCCCCAGGACTCCCCGGAATGTTTAGGAAATTCCGCTTAATAGGTGCCCATGCAGGACGTTTACGACCAATGGGCATTATAATGTAATTTCTTCTTTGATTGTTAAAGGTGAAACTTTGGTATTCATTCATATTCTCACCCCTTAAAACGGCTTCTTTGTTCTTTTTCTCGCTCTTGAATTTCAGTAGTATATGGAGCGGTTATTTTTGCAACTTCTTGACCGTCCATTAAAGATGTAAGGTTAACTGTCAAATTAATTTCTCTGTCATTAGAAGCAGTAGGTTGCGCTGCTGTGATTATTTGATTTAAGTTAGGCATATCTGCGGACAAAGCGGGAACTTTGTTATCTGGCTTATATAAAAACTTATCGGAAAGATTCATTTGTGCCTTATTCAATGTCTTTTTTATATTTTCTGTAGCAACATCTAAATTGATATCACCACTAAGATTCTGATCCAAAATATCTTTTACATTATCCATTGCGTTGGTAAGCTTATTTTCAAACGTTTGAAAATGCGTCATAACTTTATCAGTCATACTGGATACATTATTTACAAAAGGTGCAGCAAAGGCGGTTCCATCAGCATCATCTGTAAAACGATCTAACATAGAAAATGCAGATTGGGCTAGATTACGTGATGCAGTTACAACAGTTCTTGTGGACTCTCCAATACCTGCTGCAAATCCTGTACCAAAATGAAAACCAATTTCTCTCTTCACTTTACGGGATGGAGAGCGTACTTCTAACCATCTTCTCGCTGCCTCAAAAGCAGTTGAAGCTAGAGCTTCTCCGGCGCTTTGTGCCAGACTTTTACCATTACGGATACCACTAGAAAAACCAGATGCAAAATGAGAACCTAGACTTTCTGTATTAGAGCTTTTTAACCCTCGTTCCCCTGCTGATGCAACATCACTCCCTGCGTTTTGTGCTGTATCACGTGTAGACCTTAAACCACCAGCAAAACCATTACCACCTTTTAAACCTAATGGATCTCCATTAATAGTACCGAAACCTTGCTCAGCTGCTCCAGCATTGCCTTGTGCAGTATTTCTAGCAGATTCCTTTTGAGAATGAATACCAGATGCAAAATCAACGCCACCTTTATTTCCTGAAGGCTGACCATTAATAGTATTAAAACCTTCGTGAGCAGCAGCAACGCTATCTAAAGCACTACCTTTAATGAATCCCCGTTTAGACATAATGCCGTCTCCTAATTCTTGCCCGGCTTTATTTCCTCCGCCACTATCGGTAGTACCACCTAAGATAGACTCAACGGCGTTCTTTTTATTAGTAGCGGCTATTTCAGGAGAAGTATTACCAGAAATCCCGTTAGCTTGCGTTTGGCTTGTATCTGATCCGACCTGAGTCAAATCTAATTTAGCTCCGCCTTTAATTAACTCTGCAATAGCTTTCACTGCAATTTCAGCATTAATAGAACCATTTTGCAATCCCTCTACTAATGTAGCAACTGTAAATTGCCCTTCTTCACCTAAGTCAATTTTAGAATTATTTTTTATATCTAATCCTATAAGTTGGGCCGCTTCTGGAATAGCGATTGCTCCAATCTTCATCCCATTAATTAAAGTTTGAACATTATTAATGCCTTCCTCTGAATTATCAACTTTCATACCAGCTTTTACTTGGTCATGGAAATATTGAAATACTGTATCAAAACTTAACGTTCCTTGTTGCAATCCTGTAATCCATGTATCAACAGTCATTTTCCCGTATATCCCTAAATCAATAACTGTGTCACCTTGTAATTTACTGCCTAAGAATTCACGTACTTCTGCAGTATCTTTACTCTTAATACCGTCAATCCATTTCTTCATTGAATCGATACCACTTTGAGAAAGGTCAACCTTATATACTTCTTTTAACTTGTTAGCATTCGCCGTAGCAATTTGTTCAGCATCAATTTCGCCCTTTTTAATTTTTTCTAAGAACGTTTCAATTGTGTACTGCCCTGCAGGACCTAAGTCTACTTTAAGTTTGCCGTCAATGTTTCTTGCTATATTTTCTGCTAGTACACGTGAAGAATCATTTCCCTTTTGCAATTCTTGGATGTACATGCCTAAGCTTTCAATTTTAGCACTTGTATATTTAGCTTCATATTGAAGGGATTTATCCTGGTATGCTTTCTCTGATTTTTCCGTTTCATCCAAGTAACGTTTGAATACCTCAGAAGCATCTTCACCACGTTCCAAGGCTACTTTGATTTTTTCTAACCAGCCTTTATCTTCTATTTCAATCATTTTTGCATTATGTGCTAAACGCTGCATGTCCTCTTGAGACATGTGACTTAAAAGAGCGTTATACCCTTCTAAACGTGTTTTTTGTAACTTGGCTGTATGTTGTTTCTCATATAACTCTATTGAATCTAATGCCGTTTTTCTTTTAGTAGGATCAAGAGTGGTATCTTTTTCAATAGACTCACGCCACTCTTTTGTTTTTTTCTTTAATCCATCAATACCGTCAGAAAATGCCTTATTAAAAGTTTCAAAATTCTTTTTAGCAGCTCCGTATGTTAATGTGCCACCTTCACCAATTTGTTGTGTAAGTTGGGCGATTTCCTTAGATTTTTGATAAAATACTTTTGTATTTTTATCCAATACAGTTAATGATTCATTAAATTTTTGCGCGAAATCACGCGGCATTTTAGATACATCACCATTAAATTTTTTAATACCTTCTTCTAAAATCTTACCTGCTTCAATCGCAACTTTCTTTTCTGCCTCTAATCCATCAATAACCGCTTTTTGGACCCTCTCTAGATTGTCTTTTGTACTTTCCGGAACAACCTGCATTAATTCTGCAAACATTTTATTAAAGCCATTCTTCTTACTCTCTAATTCCTGAACAACCTTATTAGTCATTTCTTTAAAGATTTCAATCGTTTGATTAGCGGCTTTTTGAGCTTCTTCTCCAGTTTGCGTTTTTAACAAGATCATATTATTGATAGCTTTATCTTTTAGATCTACATAAGCACCAGCAGCTTTACGAGTTCCTTCACTGACAACCCCACCAAATTTATCGTAATCCTCAGTGGTTTGTTTTACATCATTAGAAACTTTCATTACGGCAGCTCCTAGTAAACCTAATCCTAGAACTGCTCCTGTAATAGCCAATGCTATTGGATTTGCTATCAACGCTCCTAGCGCTAGTGATAGTACGCCTACTACACCTGCTACTCCCATTAATGCGACAACTAACAACCCTGTACCAGCAATTGTTTCTTGAGTAGACTTATCTAAATTATTGAACCAATCTACAAGCCCCTGGAATGCAGATACTATCATTCTAACTGTAGGTAATAACGCATCACCTATCGTTTTCTTTAATGTATCGTACGCACCAGACAGCTCCTCTATTTGCCCTTTAGTGGTCTCCATTTTTGTATTAGCAACATCTAACGCTGTTACTTTAGACATTTCACCATACATGTTTTTAATCCCGTCTGCGCCCTCTTTGTATAAGATATTCGCAGCACGGATAGCATCCGAACCAAATAACGTATACAGATACGACTGCCTTTGCTCCGCTGTAAGTCCTTCCATTGCCATTTGTACTACTTCTGCAATATCGGCCATTCCTTTTAAATTTCCGTTAGCATCAAAGAATGCATTGTGCATGATTCCTGTGCTAAATGTTAATTTTTTGAATGCCTCCTCTGCTTTGGATGATCCTACTTTAACTTTAGCTTGTTTAGCCGCATATTCTTCTAAAGAAACCATAATATCTTTATACGAATTAGAAGCAGGTTTAACACCTTTCTCACTTAAATATTGCATCGCTTTTCCTGTATCAAACGAGATCAATCCTAATTCACTAAACAACTCGTATGCTTCTTTAGATTTAGGTATCAAATTGGCCATCATCGTTTTTAATGACGTACCTGCATCCGATCCGCGAAGCCCGTTCTGGGCAAATAATGCTAACGCGGTACTTGTATCTTTGAAACTTAGCCCAACACCAGCTGCTACTGCCGAGACCATAGACAAGCCGTATTGCATTTCTTTAACGTTAGTTGCCGATGCATTCGCAGCACCGGCTAAAAGATTGGCAGCATCGGTTACAGATAAATTATCTGCTTTAAAGGCATTAAGAGCAGTAGAAGCAATTTGAGCAGCATCGCCTAAATCTAATTCACCTGCAGTTGCAAGGTTAAGTGCCCCCTCAAGACCACCATTTATAATATCGGTTAGTGATACACCTGCTTTAATTAATTCTTCAATACCTTTCCCTGCTTCAACGGACGAATACTTTGTATCTTCCCCATATTTAACTGCTAATTTAGAGAGTTCGTCCATTGTATCTGCTGTAGCACCTGATACGGCTTTGATATTTGCCATCTGTTGTTCGAAATTCATCGATTCTTCAACTGCTGATTTTAAGAACCTGCCTAATCCATATGTTGCAGTTCCAAACGTTGTAGTCATGGTCATGCCGAAGTTTTGCATTCTTTGGCCCATATTCTCCATACCGTTAGTGAAACGGCCTATCATACTGGTTTGTTGGTTTAACTGTGTTTGAGCATTTGTCATACTCTGATCTAATCTATTAATTTCAGTTGTCGTACGATGAATCTGTTCGGCATATCGTTGCGTTGATTGAGCATTTTCTCCTTCTGCAGAAGCAGCGGCTCGATGCTTTTCGCGTAATTGCTCTAATTTTATCCGGTACTGATCTGTTAAATTACGCATAATTTCCATTCTGCCGCGCAATTGTTCTGTACTATTAGAAAACCCACCCATACCCGTAGATGCTGATTGAAGTTGCGCCGTTAAAACGCGGATTTTACCATCTAATTCATTAAATGCAGAACCAGACTGCCGAGCTCTTTGGTCTGTAGCAGTAAGTGCTTGTTGAGTTTGCTGCAATTGTCTATTTAATGAATTGCCAGCCCCGCTTCCTCTTCCGGCAGCATCTATCCTTCTAAAAACACTCTCCGCAGTTGCCCCCACTCGATTAAGCTGCTCGATAATAGTCGCTGTATGTTGACTGGTTTTATTTGCTAAGGTCTGTAATGGATCTGTGGAACGCGCTACATTTTCTAAACGTTTCAAGCCATTCTCTACAAAGCGAAAAAAGGCTTCATAATCTCTTCTAGCTTGTGAAGAATCCGATTGAATCTGTATAGTTGTTTTTCCTACATTACTCAAATGATTTCCTCCTTCCCTCCAATATAAAAAGGCTAAAACCTAAGGCGATTCAGATTCGCCTTTCGGTTTTAGCCACCATTGCGTTTTATCGTATTGATTCTGTTGTTTTTGAACTTCAACATGTTCTAATTGGTGAAGTTCGGATTGTTCAATCGCTTCTTCAAGAGTAGGAGGAAGAATCGTATTTGTATTTTGTCCGTCACCGAACAGCTTATCTATTATTATTAAGAGCCCCTGTACCTGCCCATTTACGCTTTGAACATGTTTGCTATACCTTTCATATGCAAGCTGTTCACATTTACGCCTAAGCCATGATAAAGAGCGTTTCAAGACATATTCCTCATTGTATCCATAGTAAGAAGATACAAGTTCAACCTGCTCAATTAATGATTCTACGAATTCTGTCCAGGTTGATCCTGCATTTCTACTTGTTGCACTGGAAACATTTGATTTAGCAGAGTTGTGAAGTCCGGAAGTTCCTTCTTGAACATCGTCTTCACTAGCTTCTGAATTTTTGAATAAAGCTTTCCCAGATCTGTGTTCTCCGCATATCCGATGAAAATATCTAAAGTTTCGTCAGGAGAAAATTTTAAAGCCTCCTGCGGTGTAATTCCTAATAAGATTGCTTGAATCGCTACAATCTTTTCATCCTCTAGTGAAGAAAGAATTGTAGCAGCTTTTGCCCAGGTACTTATATCGTTTTGGATCATTGTACTGCGGATATCCTCCCACATACTAAACCCTTCTACTCCGATATACGTAACAAGCTTAATAATTTTACCTGTAGTTAGTTTAGGCAATTTCATCTTTTGGCCACTATCTAAAGTGATTTCTCCGATATGGTTTTCAAGATCGATACCTTCTAAAATACTTTTCATATCTTTCATTTGTTCTTCCTCCTAATCTATTTCATAAGCTATTAAATTACTTGCTCAATTTCATAGAACACATTTTCATTTGTTGGTACACCACTCTCAGCAAAAGCCTTAAATGCAAGAGGAATAGCGTATTTTTCTTTTCCTTTTGTAATTTCTTTAGACTCACCAGAAACTTTAACACGACGGAAAACAGCGACTGCTAAGGCTCCTGTTTTTTCATTTCGTGTAATTAGAGCAGCAGAGAATAAAGGTGCCTCTGAGACTGTACCAAACCCGATATATTTCGTTCCTAACGCTGTAATAGGTGTTACATCTGTTTCTGCACTAGCAGCAGTAGAAATCCCTGTATCAATTGTTACAGATGCACCATTAACTGCAACAATCTTTTTAGTTTCTGCACCAATACGTAAATACCCACCTGCTTTAAAATCTTGTCCTGCAGCTTCATCCAAGGTAATAATAGTGGCCCCAATCCCTAAATCTCCTTTTGTCTTAGCAGGAGTACCATACTTAGGAGCGCTTTGAAGAATTTGGCCACCAATTAAAGCAAGTTGTCTATTTTCAATTGTATACTCCATTAATTGTGTAGCTAAATCATGTGTCCACTTCGTAATAGATGTTTCAACCGGTCCTTGGAACTGATCCACTTCAATCTCTTCTTCATCGTAGCTACGGCCAATCTTAATACCTTCTTTAGTAGCCCCTACATCTTTCCACCCTTCAGCTAAAACATACGTTGTAGGGTTAATGATTTCCTCAATTGTTGTAGGTAATTTTGTACCATATGCTGCCGTAACTAATCGACCTGCACCACCGATAATATTATTTGGATTAACTGTAAATAAATCTGCCATTATTTTGTTACCTCCTTAAAGTTCCATGTAGTTTCATGTAGAAGTAGTTCTGCTTCGTGTTCAGAAATGTCCTCTCCCACAATCAACTCCTTATTTTTATGAATAATTAAATCCTCACGTAATAGAAAAGAAGCAGCCCCATTCCCTTTTGCTGGTCCTTCGCAAAGTAGAATACGCTGCTTCTTTTTCGTTGTATTTGTTTTTTCTGAATCGCCTACTGTTTCATCAGTAACTGCATTTCGCGTCATAATACCCCTTCTTTCTATGATCCTAAGTGTTCTAAGTTCATATAACACCAGGCTTCTTCTTTATTTGATTCTCTGTCAGTAAATGGTACAGGGTTACTTGTTCTTTCACACCAAATCACCTGTAAACCTTTTATATCAGAAATATACTTTTCTAATGTATTCATAGCTAATATGGCTAGATTCATCGCTACAATATCATCATCCTCTGATCTTGCAACCAACTGCAAACGAGTATATCCATTCCCACCTGCTGGACGTATGCAAACAGATGGATATTCAGCATCTTCAGGGAATCTATTGCCATAGCATAGAATGTTATGATCCATTAGCAATTGGCAAATAGGTGGTATGGGATTCACATAATTCATTTCTTATCACCTATTTTGTAATTATTTTTATAATTTCTTTTGAAGCAGCATCTTGCATATCAGGCTCTGCGTTATCCAAACCACGTGCGATAATGTTATATCTTCTTTCTACATGGTGTGCATAGTCTACTGCAGTTCCTGTTTCTAATTCCGTAGTATCACGTGTTTCTTTTAAAACATTCACTATATCACCATCAGAGGGCGATATTTTCCCTCTACCCGTTTTATTAACAGCAGGAAAGTCTGTTCTTTCACTAATAGAATTGATATACCTTGATGAATCAACGTGATCTTCATCTGCAGTTATTCTCTTCGCTTCATTTGCAAAAGGTTTCCTTGCTGCTTCCACCGCTGCTTTACGGGCTTGTTTCAACTGGGCTTCCATTATAGAAAGATTAAAAGAATTATGAGCTTGAATTTTCATCACTTCTGCCTCACCTTCTCTAACTCCAATTCATAATGATGCAACCTTTTACGCCCATATATAGGTTTCTTTTCTGGAATGTCAAAAACACCAGACAATATTGTAATATCATCTAGTGTTTTAACATCCTTGACATACTTTGCTTCTGCTACATCTGTAGAAGGAAGCATAAATAAAATATTTTGTTCGATAGTATCAACACTCTTATCCGTCTTTACTACTTTCTTTCGAATAGTATCAAAGAAACAAGGAACCTCAGGTATTTCAACATCCTCGTATTTATTACGGTTGTATTCATCTTTACCCACCAACACACCTTTTTTAATAAGCGTGCAGCGATGGATTAACATTCGCTTAAATGCTCTGGTACTCATGATTAAATACTCCTTAAACGCATACGCGCAGTTCCGTTGTTTTGTTTCTCCTTAATCCATTCAGAAAGTAAAGAATGGACGTTCGGTTTAACGAATCCTGTACTTTGATACTGTCCATTTCCCACCTTTTCAGATTGCCGTTGATACGAGTAATTTCCAATACGTTCTGATTGCATTTGCTCTAGTGCTGCTTCGTCGGCATTAACCAGGGCATAATACTGAGCTAACTTTAAACATGCAATTTCAACAACTTCTGGAACTGTAGGGAAACTCTCTTTATCTTCAAAGTTCACTAATGTTAAAGTAAAAATCTCATTTTGAGCTTCTACTATATCCATTAGCAGCAGGTTGGGATCACGCTCTTTAATATCATCAATACATGTATATTTAAGTAATCGTTCCGGAGTAATAATAGGCATATCCATCACTCCTGTTCTTGTTGTAGCTGTAGAATTAGCTCAATACGCTCTTTTTCATTCTTTGTTTCCTGGATAAAGTCCCCTACTGTAAGAGCACGGATGATATCCTCTTGATCTGTTTTATGGAGTTTCTTTAACTCTGCTTCTGTATATTTTTCTCCAACAGAAAAGGAAGGTTTTTCTGTTACGTCACCTTCCCTCACTTCGAACATATGATTGTTACTTAGATAATTGTATACAGATTTATCTACGGATTGCTCTATACCATCTACAAAGTTATGGCCCATGACATTATAAGTCTTTCCACCTACTAATTTAGCAAAATACAAAATTAATCACCTCATTCTTTTACATTGATGATTTTCGCTACTGCATCCTCTTCTTCAAACTTAGTATCTACTTTCGCCGTTAATACAATGATAAATTTACGTCCACGGATATCTTTATCCACTTCAATGCTGATTTGACGACTCATACCAAGTAAGATATTTTTCGGATGAGTTAGAATGATATCCGATACTACCTTTTCCTCACTAGTATAAGGTTGCATCATCGCAATACCTTTGACTGGAACACCATATGCAGAAGGTAATCCACCGTTAATAGCTGCATCCCCTAAAGCAGTCTGGCGGTTTGACGTAATATCTAGATATTCAACCTCAATACCTTGTGATGTATAGAATCTCCAATCATTTTTATTACGAATATATTTTGCTGGTAATGCTTTGTATCCAGTTTTAAATACTTCTTTGGCAAAAGCACCACCGTTATGATCTACAATATGAGATTTAGATTGCTTACGCAGACCGTTTAATAAGGATAAGTATGGATCAGTTGAACCCGTGTCACCATTAATAATTAGTTCTTCTAAATCGAGAGCAGCACGTTCTGCAATCATCTGCATGATCGTTTCTTTAAGTTTACCTTTTTCAATGTTATTTTCTAATGTATCGTAAGTGATATTAATTTCAGCAATAACCTCTTTTGCTTCTAGCTTAACCGTACCTGTTGTTGGTACAGATAAATCTTTATCTGCTAACGGCGTTCCTTCTTCACCACGTCGTAAAATACGAGAACCAAATCCTAGTTTTTCAACTTTTCTAGAATCAGATTCCATTGGAACAAAGCGGGAATCTTTTAAAATAGTTGGAGCATTTTGTACCATACGTAAAAACGCATTAGCCTGCTCCGTATTTAATCTACCGCCTGTCGCTAAATCTGATAGTGACATAGCTGCTTTTTCAATAATAGCTGTATTTGATAATAAATTTGTCATTCCATGTTCCTCCTGAATTTTAATATATTAAAGTACGCCATCCCATAAAGAACCAGCTTTTTCAATAGGCTCTTCTTTCTTTTCCTCTTGTTTTGTAATACCTCGTGCAGATTCTACTGTTCCTAGACGTTCTTCAATAGGCTTTAATGCCTTTGTAAGAGTTGCTGATACTGCTTTTACAATATCGTCCTTTGTTTCTGGTTCTTCTTCTTGATTCGCTTTCTCTAATGCATCTAAACGTTCATTAATTGGCGCTACAGCGTCCTGTACAGCTTTTGTGATATCTTCAATTTTCAATTCGTCGTCCTCCTTATCGCTTACGCGGTCAATAATATTTTGTAATGCTGTTTTTGCAGTTTCTATATCTGCCATAGTAGCAGCACTTACTTTCTTACCTGCTTTTTCAATTTCTTCTGTAAGAGTAGCAGCAGGTTTAATTTCTAAAGCTTTAGCAATTGCTACATCTCCACCATCTCGTATTTCTTGAATGATCTCCGAAAAATCTTCAATGGCCGTAAGTAAACGTTCAAAATCAACTGCTTCGTTTGTATAGTTATCCCATCTGGAACCCCAGTAAGCATTCTCTAAACTATCCCAAGCAGCCCATACGTTACGTTTTTGTTGATTCCTTACATAGTTATCTCTTACTTCGCCTTTTTCAATAACGGCCGAATTTTCACCATTAAAAAAAGCCTTCATATGACTCATGAAAGACTTAACAACACCCGTTTCCGATTTAGAAACTACTTCTTGCGCTTCTACTTCTGCAATTCCAGCCATACTATATCCGGTAATATCACCATTTTGTATTTGTTCCCAAACTTCATCAGTAGCTTTTGTAGCGATAACCCAAGACCCTTTTGTTATTGTTTGGCCATTAATTTCAAGATCGTCTGGTGCAATATAACTTTCTACTAATTCGCCTGCACCTGGTACAAAATCATGTTGCTTATCAATATCACGTGAATCTTTCAGAAATTCATGTGCAGCTTTTTCAATTTCTTCTGCCGTCATGAAATCTTGGTGCGCATCTTCAACACCTGGCTCATATACCACGCCATACACAAGCTTTTTAGGATCATCTGCTTTAGTTAATAGCTGTATGTTCTTTTTGAATGTAGGTTTCCTTTCGGATTTCGTGAAGAAAAACTGTTTCTTATTTGCAGCTTTGTCTACATAAGAAACATGAGTAATCTTTGCGTTTTTTAGTTCTCTTACTGTCAATTTATTCACCTCCCTTCAAATTTAACTGGCTATTTAGTTCTTTCAATTTACTCATTTAGGTATCCCCTTTCTTACCTTCCACCAAAAACGAATATCCTCTTTAAATGTATACACACTTAACCATAGTGAAGGATCTTTAATAATTCCGAACTTATGCAGAAAATATAAAGGTAAACCATTACGATAATATTTGTTTGCCCATCTAATTTGAACAATCCATATTCTTAATAATTCCCTCATTCTCTCACCCCTAAATGCAACACGTTTGCGCTTATCTGTCCCTAATCTAATTCCACATCGTTTAAATCAGTCCAATAAACCTCGCCAACATTATCGCTCACACGTACCGATACACCATGCTCAGTTTCTTTCGCATCAATTATTTCGATGCTACGTGTAATCGAACCAGTTTGGCCAATTAAATCCGGTCTTGCTTTAGTTGTTTTCATCTTCAATTATTCCCCCTCTTTCCTAAGGAGCTAATTTTTTGTTTTAAATCATCAATACTTTTTGACATAGCATTTATGGTTTGGACTAGTCCATCCTTCTCTCGTTGTAAATCACTAACGTTTTTAGCTAACTGTTCAATCTTAAGGTTCAAATTTTCAATTTCCATAACAAGATATTGATTATCCATCGCGCCTCACCCTTCTTCTGTTCATACGATTTTCCATCATTCTTTATTCACTATATCTACCGATCTATTTAAAAAATCCTGTCGTAAGGACTCTTTATCTTTCTTGCTCATACGAATAATCTCATCGTTAATAACTGGAACAGCCACACATTGGCAGTTCCTTCTTTCTTTCGGTGAAAGGTTACCATCACGCGGATACATGCACGTTTCCGAAGAACCTGCAATATGAAAGACTTCATCAACTGGCACAATTGTTCCACTCATTTGGATGTGGTTTTGTCTTGGATGCTTTGTACCTGCAGTGTGTAACCATTTCTTCTTTTCTACAGCAGGACTTTGCAAATAACTCTCCTGCTGCCCCATAGAAAACGCTGTTAGTATTTCGTCTATTGCTACGTTGGCCGCTCTTCTTCTTGCAAATACTGATAATCCCTTAATTGTAATTAACAATGCAGCAATGGTTTTCCCTTCAACTGCAGCAGTTGTTACTTCTTTTTCTAATGCATTCGATGTTGTGTTGTTCATATATAAAGCAAGTTGTTTGCTCCATTCTGATATATCTTGTTCTGTGCCTTCAGACATTTCTTCGAATAGAATATCTGGATCAACTGACTCCATAATAATTGCTGCTATAAGGGATACAACTGCAACGAAAGTTTCATTAGTAAGGGATTCCATTTCTCCATTAAACTTATCATTAACAAAGAGATCATCTACTAAATAAGAGAGCAGTTCTTCATTTACTATGTCATCCTTTTCGCCATAATCTTTAATAGCATCAACATAGTATTTCTTCTGCTCTCTTAGTAACTTAGCTATTTTCTTTTCAAATTCATCTATAAAATCCTGTAACTCACTTGCTCCTGGTAAGTCTTCTGGTAGATCATCCGCTATATCTTCAGAGTTCTCTTTTAATATAAGATTAATCGATTTTAATAGCCGCTCTGTCGTGTTCAAAATACTAGAACCTCCCTATATTCCCTTTTCTTCTATATAGTCTTGAAGGTTTTTTAATACATCTAGTATCTCTTTATTCATTGATTTTTCAATTGGAACCTGAGTAGGTGCAGCAGTCTTATTTGTTCTTGTAATTAATTGAAACGGTTTATCATCTGCTCCTTCATATAGTAAAGGTTCTAACTCCTTACCTAGAATTTCCCCTGCAAGATCACGTAAATCATTAGGAACAACACCGCCGCCTGCAATAATAGGAGCGATTGCTCTCGCTTTTTCTGTTGGATCACTTGCTCGTGGACCTTTAAGACCTATAGAGACATAGTGCAATTCAAGAGATTGACAAAATGCAGTTGTTAATTTCCCTGCTACAACATTACGTTGAGGCATAAACACTTGTTCCTCCGTTACTTGTTTAGCCGTTTCTGCAGTTGCCTTATTATAATCCTGCGACTCACCAGTGTATAAAGGTGGTAATCGAAATGCAGAACGTAATTTGTCCCTGGTCTTTATATCGTATTCTAAGAACAACGCATCTTGCTGTAACATTTCTGCTAGGGACTTAATTTGCACCTTTACAGGTGTTACATCGTCTTCACCCTGTAATTTTTTTTGATCTATCCCCTCTGCTTCAAGTAACAGGAATTTATGTGCATTGCCTACACCCTGTATATCCTTCATATACTCTTGGACTTGAGTAAAGGACTGTTCAGTCAATTGACCATTCTCAACGACGATAGCAGCAGGTACGTGTCGCCCTTGTTTAAAGTAGTAGAAGTTCAATTCCTCTGCCTTTCTAGCACCATACAATGAAAGAATGTGCCCTAAATAACGTGGTTTTCCATACGCACCAGGACCGATTTTAAAATGGATAACTTCATTTGCTTCATTTTCTCCATTATGCTTATCCGTAAAATCTCCATTAGTGCTGTTCATAAAACGCGGATCACCATATTCTTTAAAAAATACTTTTTTTGTTCCCCGAATTTGCACAAATCGACGAAACATTTTAGGTACATCTGCAACAACAGGTTTATTATCCACCATCACTGCATATTTAACTTCCACTGGATCAGTAAATGTAGTAACTCTCACGTCTTCACAATCCATATAATCAATGGAGCAAGGTTCTCCCTTTCCATCCCGTAAAACTTCTAAATATCCATTACCTGTTTTTTCTCGGTCTTCAAGAGCCCACTTCACTAAAGTTTCTGGTATTTCATCGAAGCTAAGGTACTTCAAAAAGAATCGCAATCTTTCCCATTCTATATCCGCTTTTTTCTGAATTTCTGGTTTAGCAGCTCTATAGTCAATCGCATACTGCGGAGCTAGTCCAAAACAGGCGATATTAGTTGTGTATGCATCAATACACTGTTGCAGAATAGATGAGTACTCTGCAATCTCTTTTAACTCTTTTAAATTAAATGGCGGTTGTATAATGCCATCTGCTTGATACATACCATCGAATGGATCTTTATATATTTGTTTAGTAGTAGCAGTAGCACCTTCTGCTTTAACAACCTGCACTTTCATTTTATTTGACATTGTTATCTCCCTCCTTTCACTTTCTCTGACGTTGTGGACGTTTGGTACGGTCACGTTTTTTCAAGTACAACGGAGCAAATGCCATCACAACCGCTTCTGCTCTATCCGGAGATTTCAATCCCCTATCTTTCATTGATTTCTTACTTTCAATTTGTATACGGCCATCGCTTGTAATTGAATATCTACGAACTGATAATTGAGCTATTAGATCATCATCGCTCGGTAACTGAACGTAATCTAAGCAATTATCCCTAAAGTGGCCATACATTAAACTTACAATGCCAGCGTAATCAGCATTACCCTTAGAAGCGAAATTAATGGGTATTACATCGATTGGATAATCATTTTCTGCAACAACTTCTCTCAATCTATCTGTTACTCCGCCACCTACACCGGTATCATCTATGCGTACTGGAATACGTTTATCCATCTTCTTGCACCAATCAAAATACTGTTTGGCCTCTTTAATAATTAAGCCCGTTACATACATAGTATCTCTTTGATGGTGTATTTGTAGCGGCAGCACCTTCCAACCTCTTCTAGTTGCAATTACTGTTTCATCCGATCCAAAGCGCGCCACATCACAAGATATTTCTACTAATGCCGTATCGGGGATAATTTCCTTCACAACTGAATCTTCTGCATCCTCTATGATTTCAATCTTGTATGGTTCCCTCATTCGCGCTGCTTCGGCATTCTCTAAAGGAATAAATGCATCTGCTTCCCCGCGTGGAAATTCACCTTCTACACGAACACGGTATACATCTGAACCGTCCCCATACTTCTTTTTGAGCATTTCGATATTCTCTTGGCTTGTTCTCGGAGAATCTATACTAGATACCTTGTGTGACTTATACAAAGAACGATCTTTATTATGAGAATCAAAAAAGACCCCACTTGTTTTAGTCGGGTTCCCACACATAAATAATTTATTCTCTGTACCAGAAAGGGTACCTAATATTGCCTCCATAATGTCATCCGCTATCCCGGATGCTTCATCAGCGATAAATAGCATGTAATCTTCATGGAAACCTTGCATATTTTCAGGACGGGTTGCTGTTTTCGCAGTAGCAAACCAACGATCCTCATACCCTCTCATGTATATCTTAGTTTTAGTCCATTTGAGAAGGTCTTTAATATGGGATGAATTTAACCATTTAGCTACCTCTGCCCAAAGTACATCATATAACTGCTGTTTAGTTGGAGCAGTACATATAATCTTCGGATAAGGCCTACAACATAAAAACCACAAAATCACCCAAGATTCCATTGCTGTTTTCCCTACACCCTGTCCAGACCTAACCGAAACACGTTTATTCTCTGCTATATCTTGCAGAACGTTCTTTTGCCATTCGTCAAGCTCTACTTCAAGAATATCTTCCACAAAAGCCGCTGGATCATCTACATATATTTCAAGGAGTTCTGAAATAATTTCTTGTAGCACCTCTTCATTTGCTGCTACATCATTAATAATAGACACAACATCCTATCCTTTTATAGAATTTGTACCTTCGATATGGATATTACAGCCTTCACAATGTCTCCTTAATATGTCCGCTACAGCAGCCCCAACTCCTACCTCATTAATTGAGATTGACAAGGTTTGTTTCGATGAAGAGTCCCATCCTATACCCTTTTTAATCCGTTGCATAACCTGAATACCTACATAATTCCCGCGAGGATTGTGATCCAATTCAGAAAACCACACCGTATCCACTTTCGTACGATTTTTGATAATATCAATACCAATTCTTCCTTCTTCTCGAAAGGGGTCCAAAAATATTTCTAACTTGTTTTCTGTATTCATATGTTCAATATAGTCTTGAACTTCAGCAAATACTAGATTCACTTTGTTAGCTAAAATAGAAGATAGTTCCACCCTCTCTTTAAAACTTTTGGATTGCCCTAAAATATTAGTTTTTAAATTAATTTCTGCCTCATAACGATTTTCCTTAGGCGGCATCATGATTGTATCTTGAATAGCATGAATTGATAATATTTCAAATTTCATCAGACTTTCCTCCTAAATCCTAAAATAATAATTGCGTGTAATTTATATTACACGCTATAATGTAGATAATACATAACATATCAATGCGGGTTTATCGATGGTACGTCTGCACTTATCTACCAAAAAATATTGCGTGTAATTAAAAGGAGTGTTTTTATGCATATACTAAATGAATTTATCGAACACATAAAAGACCAGGGGAAAAGCCCAGAAACGATTCGCGGCTATAAATACAAATTGCTCCACTTTGAAAAATGGCTAGGAGCAGTAGAAACAGATTTGTATTCTTTTTCCCGTTCAGACGTACAACAATATTTAGATGATCTGACTGCACAAAAGAAAAGTTCTGCTACTATTAACGGTCACTACGCTGCTATTAGATCGTTTTCTCAGTTTGCTAATAAAACAGAATGCATTACAGATATTAGAATTGTTAAAGCTCCTAACTTATATCGTGAAGCACCCGTTGCTTTAGAACGAAAAGAAGTGCTTCGCATCATGAGAGAAGTTGATCGTAGTAATAATAAAAGAGATAAAGCGATACTTCTAACATGTATCTATGCAGGAATACGTGTTGCCGAAATAGTAGCACTTGATATAGATGATATTAATTTCACTGAAAGACAAGGGACTATCCGTATTAGACAAGGTAAAGGGAACAAAGAACGTACCATACCTTTGCACAAAGAAGCTCGCTATGCTATTACCGACTATTTAAAATCAAGAGAAAGTACAGCAGAAGCGCTGTTCTTAAGTAATAGACAGACTAGAATTAGCAAAAGAAGCGTTCAACAAATTTGTAATAAGTACGGTATCAACCCTCATAAATTCAGACATACGTTTGTTACAGATTTAGTAGACGCAGGAATTGACGATAAAACAATTCAAACTTTAACAGGTCACGAAAGCCCAACAATGATAACTCGTTATCGCAGTGTTAGACCTGAAGACAAAGAAAATGCTATTGAGGCACTTTATAGAGATAGAGATTAAGCGATTAGGATCCTTCCCTTTTCGCTTTTCTTTTTTTGAAAACCTCTTCCAAATTTGAAGCCCATGCTTTCGCCTGACTTTGTTGCTCTCCTGCTTCTCCTTTTTCTTTTTCCCACTTTTCTTCTAAAATAGCTAACTTTCTTTCTTCTATTTCTAGTTTTCGTGGAGTTGTATTTGCTAAGGAATCTAACCTTTCTATGGCCTTTAACTTTTTGTCTTGAATACGTGTCAGAGCTTCTTCATGAGCTAATACAGCAGCTATTCTGTCACCTTCTGTCTCTTGAACAGACATTTCTACCATATCGAAGTCTCTGACAACCATAGTTTTATAGGAGTTACTAGCCAAATCTTCTACCTGGATTTCTTTTTTTACAGGCTTTCTTTCTTTTATAGTCAATCTTTGTAACGGTGTTAATCCTTCTCTCAACGCCTTAATCCGCTTCATAATAAACATTTCTCTGTATGCATATAGTTGAATAGCATCTATACATTCCTGTATTGGATCAATTTCTTCAATCTCTAATAATGCTTTTTCATCTTCATCTAATGCATCACGCCACAAACTTCTATATTCGCCTGTCCTAACTGCATTACTATTTCTCATAGGAGCAGCGCCACCCTTATTACCTATGGCGTTTTTGTTACCGATAGGAGCAGCGCCACCTCTATTGCCTATGGCATTTTTATTACCTATTTGCCCGCCTTTTGATTTAGGAGCGTTCCTTTTGTTAATAGGAGCGCTCTCTTTCGAATTAGGAGCGTTCCTATTAAGTTCTTTCTCTAATTCTTCTTCCCAATTATCTTGGGATTTCCACTTACGAATTGTACTAGCAGGTACTCCAATTTGCTTCGCAATGTCTACTAATTTATTTTCGTTACCGCTTTTTTCATTATCTATCCAAATACTTTTAGCTTGATCCCGTCTAGGATCTCTTTTTCTAGCCATCTCTCATTTCACCACCTCCTATATGCCTGTTCGAGTTTGTGTTTGTTTCATTAAAAAAGTTATTTAGAGGTATCCGATACTTTTACCTCTTGTGATGTCACATAGCTTTTTAAAGACGTTATTACTTCGCTTTCAATAGGAAAAGCACCAATTTTACAGCCTAGCTTCGTGAGGGCTTCAAGGGCCTCATTTGCAGCATCTGCAACTTCTTTTAACGTAGCAATAGCTTCTTTTGCATCCACTTTTATTTTTAAAGTTATATCAGCAGGTACTTTCATTTCTTCTAATTCCATTGTTTTTTCCTCCCTAGTCCTTATTAATTTTATCTGTGTGTATCTTCCTGATTTCCATCTTATATTTTCCTAATAGGTTAACCTTCTATTTGTTTACGTAATTTATGCATTTCACGAGTAATCCTTTTTTGAATCTTTGTGACTTGTTTCTGATCTCTGCGAATTACATCGTTTACGTAACACATAACATGCTCCGTTTCACAATGTGGGCACACATCATAACACTTCTCAATTCGCCCTGGAAGATTATCTACTTTAAGCTCTTGTTCATAATCCTTATTACAATCAGAGCAAACTACCATAACAGCCATAAAATTCACGCTCCTTTATTTAAATCTGTACACAAATAAAAAGAGCGCTATCAATGTACAGCACTCTCGTTAATCTTTTATTTTCTCCGGCGTTCCCACCCCTACGCGTTCCAGCTGTCAGGAAAATATCCTGATACACTATCATTTCGGAGATACTAACCCGTATAGCCTTTGAGATTTTATATCTCTTTGGACCAACAATAATTATATAACTCAACAAATAGAGAAAAGATTATTGGCCCAAAGAGAGACAAAAGTCCCTCTTTTCGTCAGTCGAAGATTCTGTTCTTAAAACGATGTAGATCAAATAGTTTCGTAAGTAATTCCTATAAAAAAATCAATGAAATCAACATATTAAAAATATAGAGAGTTTTTCGAAACGCGATTCATTCATATAGCAATAACACTATTTAACCCTTGTAATCTAGTAACGATCCTATAATTCCCTGAATGGAGGTTGTAGACATTTAAGTAACGGCCGTTTAATCAAATGCTACGCGGCACAACCGTGTAATTTTGTACCGTTTGAGAGCAAGAGGCACTTTTTCCCGCTCTCATTTCGAAACAAAATATTGAGTGTAAAAAAAGAGCCTCATTTTAGAAGCTCTTTCTTACTGTTTGTACTCTCACGCATAATATAAGAATTTAAGGGGACGGGATGTAAGGGCGCCGAACATACGCCCTCCATATACTCTTTAAGAATATATTTATATTTAAAAGGTATATGGAGGGGTACGTTTGTATACCTACTCTCAATTGAAAGATAATCAAACGCACCTAATTAAATAAGCATCAAACGTAACGTTGTAATAAGATATTTTTCTCTACAATAACATAATACCATATCTGAAGTGTATTCTTTAAGCATATTTTATGCTATTTATCTGCATTTTTACTGCAAATAAAAGCACTCCTGCTATTTCGGAGCGCCTTTATCCTTCTTCAAATACTTTAATTCACGTAAATGTATTGCTAACTTGTAAAACGCATCAGATTGAATATTATAGAATGTACGCTCTGACACATCCAAAACTTCACTAATCTCTTTATCTATATAATCCTCAAAGTCGAGGTATTTTTTCACAATTAAAGTTCGTTCTCTTTTATTTAATTTGTTTACCGCACGCGTTATTTTACCCATAAAAACTGTACGTCTAGCGTTATCCTCCATATTACGAATAACCGTATCTTCCGTGCTACTGTGAAAAGAGTTTGTAAATGTCGGTGGAGCAATATTATAACTTGGCGTTATTTTGGGTAAAGTCTCTTCTTCCATCTCGTACATGTACTCTTTATATTGGTATAGTTGCGCTTCAACTGCTTCTTTTGTGGCTTCTCTATCGATCTCCTTTAATATCGCAGAAGAGATTGATTTCTTTTTTCTCGTTCTTCCTGTCTTCCCCATTTCTTTTACGCTCATAATCTAATATTGCTCCCTTCTAATTACTTAATTACATGAACCATTTTTCCGTTGCAACGCTTATTGTAGGCACCCATCAAATACTTAATATCATGTGATGTTAAACGTTCTGTTTTTCTATTTTGCTGTTTCTTCTTTCTACCTTGACGGAATGTTTTTTCACTGTATTTCATGCAGCATATACCTTCTTTCCCTATTTATTAGGTTTCACTTATCTAGTACTGCTGTATTTTCTCTTGATGCCATATCTCTTTTTAAATTGTATTAACTGCGGATACGTCCATCCCCACATTTCCATGATTGTATATTCACTGTTACCTAACTGTATTAGTTTTTCAAAGTCTTCTTTTCTTCGAGTTGGCCGCTCTTTTCTGATTCTGTTTAATTCTTCTTCATCTAAGGTGTATTCTGTCACTTCTCCATGCATTCGATCTCCAGAATTAGCAAAGCGTATTGGTCCAATATGACGTGCTGCTTTCCTTGAAAATCTCATTAATGATTCCGCCCTTACTTTTGATTTATTTCACAATACCAGCTCTTACAAAAATATTCCTGAACGCTTTTTCAAATCGATATTTTTCTACTGCTTTTGCACGTCGAGCAAGACGTTTCTTTAATTTCTTTTTCTTATGATTGGTGGTCATGACTATTTCCCCTTTTCTACAAAATGAAATTTTTATTCAATTACTTCAAATTCAGATGAACCGCAAAATTTATCATAAAAACCATCAATTTGAATGTCGTAATTGCCATTCTCGTCCCTTTTTATAAAGTTAATTGTTTGAATTTCATCTTCCCATACCACTTTATCTCCAACCTGCAAATTACTTACATGACGCACTTCAGGTTCTTCTTTAATTTCTTTAATTTCTTTAATTAATTTAACCGTTCCGATTTCTTCTTCAGGTTCAATTGCATATCCACGTTTCCCTAAGAACTTAACTATTTCTGTCATGTCTTCCCAAGCTGGTGTACCTTGACCAAATTTAATAATTACTGTATTCATCATTCATCCCCCTCAAGTTCCGTAACAGTTATATAATTTCTAGCATTCTTCCGATTTGCTATTCTCCTTTGATACGCTGGTCTTGTATAAAAACGAACCGTTGCAGGAAGTACGCCCATATAATCAGCGCATTCCTGTATAGTTCCGATACATAGCAATGATTCACCTTTATAAACGACGTACTCCTTTAACTTCATTTTTCATTCCTCTTTTCTACTAAAATGAAGTTTTTGCTTAGTTTTCTACTCCAACAGGTACTAACTCTAATTGATATTCGTTTTTTGAATAATGCTTGAAGGTTGTCCAACGTTTCAGATCATCTATAAGATTATCCAAAGTATCAAAGGAGCCAGAAGCCCAGGTGTCCATTTTGCAATTCAAAAGCGAATACTTTGCTGTTGATGGATCTTTATATATAAAATGTGGTTCTCCTGAATTAGTAACAATGATGTCACCGACTAAATATTTCTCTTCTGTAATACCTGCTTTAATATTAATTTTCATTTCTCATTCCCCTTTTCTAATAAAATAGCGTTTTTGTTTAGTTATTCTTTCCTCTCTTCTCTTTATAATCACGTTGGTATTCTACATTAGACTCTTTTATCTTTTGGCTAATTCCTTCTAATTCGGATATCAAATCGTCTAGTTCTGTTTCATCTAAGTTTGTTGTTTTTAATTTTTCGAGCTTTAGAGCATAGTAGCTTTTATTAGACCAATTACCCATGATTTGACCCTCAACCATGACTCCATTCACCTTAAATTCCTTAATAAACATTGTTATATCTCCTCCACTGAAACATCAGCATCAAATTCAGCTTTAACATGTAATGCCATTTTTAACTCTTTATTATTTTCATTCAGTTTTATTAATCTATCTGTAATTGCTTTATTAACTTGTTCACTATTACTTTTATAATTTCTAAGCTCTTCCATCGCCTTTTTATTTTTCTTAATCGCTTTTTGAAACCGTTTTTGTATATTCATTACTTTTCCCCTCCCAAATAACGATTTTGTGTTAAATCACGAACTTTCACTGGATCCAGTAGTGCTTTTTGTTCGTTTTTTCAAATAGAGATCTTGTATTATTTTTGTGCGCTCATTGCTTTTTCTTCTTTAACACGTTTCTGATTACACCAATAGCAAAGATTTGGGCCTTTATGACTCATTGATGGTCTATACAAAGTTTTAACTGGCTTGCTACATTTCGGACATTCTTGTTTATCATATTTCACGATTTCGTTCCCCTCTCAAATAAAGATTTTGTTTAGTATTCTGTTGAAGCTATAACACATGGTTTTGTAATGTTATTTTGTTTTATCGCCCATTCGAACGATCTTAAAACAACCAGCTCCCCACCTCTATGCATCATTGTTTGACACTGTCGTTGCTCCTCATAAGGTAAATCATCAACGTTAATATGCATCGTTTCTTGCAAACTAACTTCACCTTCGAAGTATTCATTTAAATCTTCATCATCAATACCACATTCTTCTTTGTAATATTCCTTTGCTTGTTCTTCAGTTTCAGCACAAACCCAATCAATATCATTCATTTTAAAAACCTTCATCATATCTATTTCCCTCCAAAATAAGAATTTTGTTTAAAAATGATTTATTAATTCCAACTGAACATTATTTAGTAATCTATCAGATATCTCTATATAACCAGGATTTAATTCAATACCAATAAAATTCCTATTATGCTTTGTAGCGACACGACCAACTGTACCTGAACCGAAGAACGGATCCATAACAATTCCTTCAGCTGGTGCCCCGGCTAATATGCACGGTTCAATTAACGCTTCCGGAAATGTAGCGAAATGTGCTTCCTTCAATGGTTTTGTTGATACTGTCCAAACCGACCTTTTATTTCTTTTATCCCGAATCGCTCTAAATGCTTCATGGCCATATTTACCGTTAAAAGAACCTTTCTCTTTGTTTGCTCTTTTCGCTCTTTGTGGTGGACCAAATGCACCTTCCGAACCTCGAACGTCTTGTTGGCCATAAACTGCTGGCTCCTTAATACTTTCATGATCGTAATAGTATTTAGGCGACTTACTTAACAAGAAAATGTATTCATGCGACTTAGTAGGTCTATCCCTTACACTCTCTGGCATTGCATTTGGCTTGTTCCAAACGATATCTTGTCTTAAATACCAACCATCTTGCTGTAATGCGAAAGCTACTCGCCAAGGTAAACCAATTAGATCCTTTGGTTTTAATCCATCTACTGATTTTGTGATTGAAACAATTCCAGTAACTTGGCCAACACTTTGAAAATGATTGTTACCTGGATTTCCTTTCCCATCTGCATTTCTTCCACGTCCACTTCCAGCGTATGCATCACCAAGATTTAGCCAAAGTGTTCCGTCATCCCTTAGTACACGCTTTACTTCTCTAAATACAGATACAAGATTCGATACATACTCTTCTACCGTTTCCTCTAATCCAATCTGGCCATCTACCCCGTAATCACGTAATCCCCAATATGGAGGACTCGTGACCACGGTATTCACAAAATTATCCGGAAAAGTTTTTAGTACGTCTAAACAATGTCCTGGATAAACTTTATTTAGCTCCATTCCTGTCCTCCCCTTTCGATTAAAATAACTATTTTGTTAAAAATCAGTTTTCTATCTTCACCTTGTTTTCTGTAAAATATAACGGATTTAAATCAAGAGCAGTGTAGTAAGTCCCGCCTATTTTTACTGTGTTTTTCTGACGGTTATAATCCTCTATAAGCAGCAAGGCCTTATCGTTATCTGCTGGCGTTGCAATGTCACCTTCTTTAAATTCATCTATAGCACGTCCATGCCTTTTAAATACCCTACGGCGCTTTTCCTGCGCAATTTCTTCTATAGTTGCTTTTCTATACGTTGTAGCTACTTGATAATCACCTCCACTACAATAATCCGTTTTCACATGTCCTTTACGCCCTAAATAATCAACCTCAGTTATTTTGCAAACTTCTTCAGAAGACCAAGCGACTATCCAATCACCAACTTTTAATGGTTCTATATAATCCACAAATTCTCTACTAAAGAAGAACGAAATATCAATGATTACATGCTGCTGCCATGGTAGTTTAGTATCTTTCATACTAAATTCAATTAAATTAAATTCCATGTTGTATCTGTAAAGTGATTTACCATCATCAATTACATTTGTTTTCATTCGCTCAATTGCTTCAAAACCTGTATATTTTTTCATCTTTCATTCCCCTTTCCAATCAAATAACGCTTTGGTTAAAATCTTTCACACAAATCCTCTAACCAGTAAGGCTCTTCAAGCCAATGTCCTTCATCTTGATCGAAACGATAGTATAAAACCTCTCCATCTTCATTTACAAAAGGGTTTGTATATGTGTCATAAGGCTTACTTCCTTCTGGATAATAAGTCATTACTTCTTTGCCTAACATCGGGCAGTGGATTTTTCCCCATTCAATGGCATTTATCCAATTAAGTTCTTTCATTCTTTCTCCTCCCAGTTCGCCTTATAAATTTCACCTGTTTCAATGTTTTGTAGATTGCGGTATTTTTCTCCATCAATAACCCTCAATCCATATTTTTCTAACATCTCTGAGTTGTCTTCATTATCTAGCTGACCCGAAAAAATCATTTCACCTGAATCAATCTCATACACATCAAATTCGTAATTCCAAGCAAAGTATATAGCTTCTACAACATTTTCCATTGGGATGGCATAGAAACGACCTTCGTCCCAATCCCACATTTTAAATTTGTAATTATCCTTCAAGAAAATCATCTCACTTTCTTATAAAATTCAAATTTTATTGGAATCCAAATCCGTTAGGCTGACTATTCGGTTTAATATATACGCATTTTAAGCCAGGGCGAGGATTCTTTAGCTCTCTTTGCGCATTCTTCCCGTGTTAACACAGGAGTTGTTATCGCCTCTTCCACACTCCATTTTTGCCTTTTTATTCTGTCACGTGCCAACCTATAGCAAATCCCATTTAATGACGCTATTTTCATTTGTTCATCATTTAACACTTTGTTTTGACATTTAGAATTAACTTTCTCGGCTAACTCTAACGCCTGGTATTTATCTATAGGGGGTGTCGTTATTGCATCAATTACTCTCCAGTTTCTCTTTATTCTGGCCGTATATGTCGATCGAGATATTCCGTTTTTCAAAGCTATTTCCTTTACGTTTTTCCACCCTGTCGCATTATATCTAGATGGTTTAATCATCGCAGCTTCTTTATCCCAACCACAGTTCCTAATTCTACGATCTAGTAACTCACGACTAATCCCATACTCAGCTGCTATTTCATATTCTTCTGGAGTGACATAATAGTCATATGGCGATTTCATAAAATACATCCTCTCCTCTAAATTCAAAAATAACGACTTAAAAATTACAATTAACCTTAATACCCATTATCCTGACGTAGATGGTTCACTTGATTTTTCTCTATATATGCACGCTCAATTTCTTCTAAAGTAAATCCAAGCAGTTCACCTAAACCTAAGTAATGCGAGAATAAATAATCAGCTTTATGCTTGTTTGGATCATCCTTAAGTATCGAAGCTAGCCTGTACAATTCAAAGAACTGTTCTTTTACATCCTCGCATTTTATTGCCACCGGAAACGTCATCTTTACTTCTAAATCGATACATAAGCTAATTACAAAATGTAATCCGTCTACATACTCCTCAAGTAAAGGATTTTTATCTACAACCAAATGCCCGGCGCACTTTTCGCAATAATACCAATGGTTTCCCAAACCATGGACACCTAAATTTTCATCAATAGGTGGATTACCTCTTTCGTACCCTTTTTCGGCACAATCAGGACATGTTTCTCTAGCGAATGTTCTAGGTTTACGATTATTACTCCAAAATTTGAACACTCGCCATTCTTTCATACATTCTGCCACTTCATCGATAAAAGCTAATATACGTAATTCAAATGTTTCTTCTCTTGAAAGTCCTTTATCCTTTAATACTCTTTCATCAAAGACTTCTTGCATTTTAAATAGTTTAGTAATGTTCATATATCAACCTCTCCTTACGTTTTTAATTTTTGCCCCTGGTATTAATAAACTGCAGACAATATAACGCGCCTCATGTTCATCTTTCGCATTTTCAGTAACACTCAGTGTTCCTTCCATTGGTGGAAGCTCGTATTCGATTATGAATGGATACATACAGCATGACCTTCCTTCGCTTTACGACAATCTCTTATAATTTCTCCGTTTTGGCCAAAATAAACGATTTCCCAACGCGGATCAGCTTTAGATTCATGTGACAGTCCATCATACACTACTAACAAATCTGTTTTATGATTCCCTACGATTGTGGCCATCTTTCCGGCTATTTCTACTCTCATTCCCATATAAGCAAAATCAATTTTTCTGAACCTGCACATTCTCAAAAAATCTTTTTGTTTACTATAGAACTGCTCTAAATTATCTAGCCCAAGACATTCGCAATTTACCCTTCTTTTAAAATCCGCATACGGCATATTCGTCTTATTTAATTTAAATTCTTTATAAAACATAGATATAGCTTGTGCTTCTGAGTGAGCAGCAATCTCCAGTTCATGAAATTTACCATTTAGTTGGATAGATAATTGATAGCGATACTGTACAGTCATCTATGTATCCTCCTTATATTCCGATTCATTTTTTTTGTAAAAGGAACGCCAACTCTTTAACACTTAATTCCCAAAGTTGACGTTTTCCTATTTTATACATCCCTTTATCAATCAGCTTCTCTATGATGTACTGCTTGTCCATTAACCCTCCAGATCAACTCTATCTTCCGCTAAATATCGTAGAGTCAATTCTGATGCAGGTCGAGAAACAGCTAAATATTCATCTTCCTCATTTCCATAAAAAACAACTACATTTCCATCATTATCTGTTTCTTTTTCAACACGAACTACATTGCCTTTCTTATCTGTTGCTACGTCATACGGCTTGAATAGATTGAATCTTCTGTTATTTTTAACGAATGCTGCAGCACGTTGCAACTCTTTTACTTCTTCTTTCGTCGCAACACGAACATCAAACGTATCACTTGGTATACTTCCGTCTTCATCGTAATCATATCGCCCTAACTTAAATTCGATAGCATAATCAAAATGAATATGGAATCCAACTGTTTTTGTGCATCTTGCTATCCATTTAACCATTGAGTTTTCATAAACAAAATAATCTCCCTTATTAATTACAGGACCTTCAACCTCATACCCATCTTCAATCGCCCTTGCAAGTTTTATAAGATTACCCTTTTCAAATAACCAACTTGTTTTAAACAATTTATGAGCATGTTTATTTAATATCTCCCACATAGCATTTGGTGAGCTTGAATATGCTTTTAAATCTAAAACATCTGCAATTTCCTTAGGGATTTTTACTGGATCTGTAGCTACTTCCCTTGTTTTGTCCTCTACAGCAACCATGTTTTTCCCGTTCACGAAGGCTATACCTTCCTCAGCTGCTACCGCCCACATTTCAGACGCCTTGCTTTTCCCAAGGATAATCCCCAAAATACGATTACACCCACAGTTGCATTTCACTTCTTGTTTAAATTTAAATTCTTTCATTTTCTTTTCCCCTCTCGTTACTTTAAATATCTATCTACTTTTAACGGTTCAAATCCACTATCTAAATAAATACGTAACCTCACCGCTTTTCCTTCGTCTCGCATTTTCTTACACAATTCTTCAGCTGCTTCCCAACTGAAATTATTAATTTTAGACCTTTGATATCTCCATAGCGCTGTTACATAATCTACAAACATATCAAACCTATAATCTGGCCCTGTCTTTTTCATGGCTTTCTTGGGGAGCTCTTCTACATCCTTAGCATCCCTCGGTATCTTCGCTAAAACATCCGTAAAGCTAACCTTTCCCTTACGTTGCTTCACATGTGCCTTACGAATATCAAATTTAACGATTTCCGGTTCTACATCAAATATATCTAGCTGCCTATTCACCACGTCACCACCTATTCAACACAACCGTTATATTGCTAACTTTTTAATCTCTTCAACGACTTCCCGCAATGCTTTTGGACTTAAAATTAACTTTCCCCCAGCTAAAACATAATTGTCCTGGCTAATATCACCTGTTAAATGACATGCATGGGCAGATTTATACTTTCTTAAAACAATTTGATCTTTATTTAGTAGAAATTCGATTGGATCAGTATCTGCAATTTCTAAAATATTTCGCAATTCCATTGGGATAACTAAACGCCCTAATTTATCAACCTTCTTTACAATTCCAGCTGATGTAGCTTTTCTTACAACAACATTTTCACCTTCTCTAAAAACCTCTATATGATCCCCTTCTTTAATTTCCAATGTACGGCGCAGTTCCATTGGAATAACTAAACGCCCTAATTTGTCCATATTTCTTACAATTCCTGTTGTTCTCATTTTTTATTTCTCTCCTTTTTTGTATTCTTCACTTCTTCACCATTTCACCACGTTTATAAATCAAATAATGACAGTTGTTCACCTAAATTCTCCTGGTCAACATTTGGAACCGCTTCAACTATTATGGTGTTTTCTTCTTTTGTTTCTTCGAGTATTTCTTTATCATCAAAGACACACCAATTCCCAAAACAACTTTTAGGATGGCAGCCCAGAAACTTTCTATCTTCAATTCTATAAACGTAGCAATTCTGGCTAGATGCACCTTGCGTATACTTGCTTGCACTTAGCAAATAACTCTGTCCTTCTTTTAAATTAAGTGAATTAACATTACTTTCCGCTATCACTTCAGGTGCTTCCCTTAATTCAACTTGCGAATTACTTAGTTTTTCATCCGGCTTTTCTTTTATTTGCGAAATATTGACCCGATGAATATAATGTCCGTCCGAATCTGGCTCTTCCATCCGCAACTGGATACCGAACATTTCACCAGGTATAATATGTTCAATTACTCCCCATCCCTTAAAAAGAAAATCGTCTACATAGACCCTTTGATTCTTGTTAATCATGCACATCCCCCTATTGGAATTGAGGTAATGAAGCAAGATAATCCAAAGCGATTCCTCTTCCTGGTCCACATCGTATGCACTGATCTATAAAGAATTGATGAGGAATACTCTTTCTTCCGCCTTTAATAGCCTCACTCCACCATTCTGCTAATTGGTCAAACATTATTATGTAATGCTCATGATGCGCCGCAAACTCAATCAACATAAAACTAACTCCCTTTTGTTGTTGATGCTTTCGCAGGTATGCAATTTGATGATGTTTTATATTTTTCAAAGGAAAACTCGCTTTATTTGTAGTGCTCTTTGCATCAAACGCTAAAGAAATACCATTACTAATTCCCTTGTAATCTACTGTACTTTTATGCTCATACCATCCATCTGCAACACGACCTTCTTTATTTAAAGACTTTACTTTCACAGGAACGGCTACTTTATCTATCAAAGCAACTTTTCTCGCATCATATTGAGCATTAGCCGTTTCAATTGCGATTTCTAGCGATTTTCCACGATTTGCATAATTCACTGATCTATTCACCATTTCACCACCTAATTACCACATTTATCGTTATACAAGTTTGTAATTTGTTCATCAGAGCATGCATTCAAATACTCCTCACTGTAATTGCTATTAAGAGTTAAAAGAATAATCATTTCCTCCCTTGTCACATGAACATCTCCTTTCAGATCGCATTCAGGAATATAGTCTGCTGCGTTCCATTGAATTGCATCGTACATGGCGTTCCCTTCTTTCTATCTCTCTTATCGCATCTGCTTTCACCTTAGGTTCGCATGACTCAAAACGAATAATTTGGTATAGCTGCCTTAGTGTGGCTTTCTTCACTTAAAACTCCCTCCTCTATATATTCATTAAGAGTATGTTGCTTTAAGCATGAATTTATTTCAAAAAAATTTTACGTCTATATCTAAAATATCCGCTATGGATGTGGCTACTCTTAAACTGGGTGTTTTCTTTAACCCTTCAACACCAGCATAGTAACTCCTGTTAATACCAACCTTTTCAGCCACTTCCCATTGCTTTAAACCTTTATTCTTTCTAGCAGTTTTAATAAGGAGAATTTTCTCTGTCATGTTCATATATCTCCCTCACTTTTGTATGCTATAAGCAACATTTTCAAGTTGATTATATACCACGTTTTGGAATAATACAACCATTTTGTGTATTTTTACATATTTTTTCATGGTAATTCATACATAATGTTGCAATTAGTAGACAAAAAGAAGATAATAAACTCATGGGCATATATATATGAAAGGAGATGCGGATGTGACCAATACCAACAAAGAAAAGCACTCTAGTTCTAAAAACTCCGCTCAGCAGGTTTCTTTCAGTAAGGATAGGACAGCGGAAAAAGAAAAAGGATTTATACCTTCAAGAGTTAGATATCTAAGAAAAAAACATAAATTAAAAGTAGATGAAATTTGCAAGTATGTTGATGTAGCAAGGAGTACATATACAAATTATGAACAAGGGCATAGAACTCCACCACCAGATAAGATGGCTAAATTAGCGGAGATTCTACAAACTACTCCTAATTATTTAAGTGGTTACTCTGATATAGAAGAACCTTTAAACGATAATCTGAGAGCGATCCTATCTGCTACTAATCTAAATTGGGATGGACAAAAATTAACCGATCAACAAAAAGAACAAATTGCAAATATAATCAATGGTTACTTTCAATCAATACCTAAATAAAAAAGACCGCATATGCTTTTTATGCGGTCTTTTTTACGTATTCTTCAATTTTCTTATATAAATCACCAGGGATATCCCCATTTACTACACATTCAGATAATACGGTATGTAAGTTTATTTCTCCTTGTGTTGCTCCTACTGGATTAGCCGCTGCTTCTTTTATTGCATTTATTAACTTTTCCATTTGAATCCCCCTTGTTGTTTTCCAAAAAGTTTAGCGTTTTTACATTTATAAAAAACTTAAACATCCCTTGAAACACTGAATGACACCGCTACGCACGGTGCCATTCAAAAAAGTTACTATTTAGCCTACTGAGCCTCCTGGATCAGACATAAAGTAGACTTGTTTATTATCTTCTTGTTTTGAAGCATTTTTCTCCACACCGGCGTTACCTGCCACCGTTAAAGTGATAGATAACGCAATTAGTGCTGCTAGTATTTTTTTCATCCAGTTCACCTCTACCCAAGATTGGAAAATATATAAATAAATAACAACGAATATATTCTTATTGTAACATTATAAACTTCATTTTCAATTATTTTTTTAAAATTTAAATAGGAATTACTTGATAAACCGCATAGGTATCTGTATATAGAATCTATTCCCATGTTGCTCAAAGCATTTTGTTGATTCTCTGAAATAATATTCGTCACCTGTAGCTAGACCCATATAATACCACTGGAATGGTGTCCAATAACCATTATCTTTTTTTAGCTTATTAAGTATTCGAATCCCTTTTTCGATTTCACCCTTCTTAATTGCTAAATGAGCTTTTTCTCCTAAATCTACGGGGTTAATTTTATCTAAATCTACTCCATAATCTATCTGAATAAAGTCTAATGTTTGTTGACATTCTGCGATTTTATCATCAAACCTGTTTGTTTTTTCATTTTTCAGAATTTCTATACCTTTCTGTACTAACAACTGACTTTTGTAAGTGTCCTCAAACATGTAGGATATTCCTAAAAATTCATATATGGATGCTAAAAAACGAGGGAACTCTTTTGAACTTTCCCTTTGAATAACTGCTTCTCCTATTTCTCTTACAACTGCAATATTATTATCCATGAGGTTTGCCACTAGTTGTAATTCTTTCGTTCGGATATCATATGCGTTTTTAAAATAGCTTTCTTTTAAATCTTGTACTGTTTTTTCGACTTTTTCATCTTGATCTTCGGGTATACATTGTTCGTCTTCTAAATCGGGTACAGTTTTTATTAAGCTGGTGAATTCTTGCATATCAGAAAATGAATACATTAATATAATTGATTTCAAAATCTTCATTTCATCATATGTGGCCTTAACGGGACTCTTTGATATTTTTTTAAATAACTTTTCTCCTTTAAGTGTTCCTTTTGAGCGTTCACAAAGAAAATCATAATGCTTGGCCCATTCTTTAACCATCCTATTACCAAAAGTTTTACCTCTGTTAACTACAGCTGTTAATAATTCAATATTACTTTGCGAACTTGCAAATTCCATTGCAATACATAAATTTAATGGCTTAGTTGTAGCTTCGCAAAACCTTAATATGTAACTTTGAACTATAGAATCTTCTTCATAGACATAACGAACTAACTTTAAAAAGTTAAAAAAAGGAATCTTTGTTTTTCCGCTAAAGTATTGACTTACTAATCCTTTCGAAACCTTCAGTTCGTTTTGTATTTTAATGTCGATAATTCCTTTTTTCTTCATATCCGAATGTATTTCAAGTAAAAGTGAAAATGTATCCACAGCAAACCTCACTCTCCTATACACTTACTCCTAGAGTTGAACTCTTAAGGAAAGTATACCCTAAATCTGCTAGAATTCAAACAAAATATAAAAAACACTAAACATGTATAGTATAATTTATTTAACTAAACGAGGGTAAGGAGTAGTATACAATGGGACGAATTCAATTTACGTTAGAACAAACGCTAAACGAATTAGATATATCGCCATACCGCCTTTCGGTCATTTCTACTGTAAGAAGTAATACAATTGCTGATATGGTAAGTAACCAAAGTAGCCGCATTAATATCTCTACATTAGAATTAATCATTACTGCATTGAATAAAATAGCCGCAGAACAAGGGTCCTCACGTAAGTTTAATGTTACTGATGTATTTGTTTATGTAGACTAATCTATTTTATTCTAACAAAAAAAGTCGGAAAACAGAACACCTGTTCTCGGAATTATATATTTTTTTTTAAAGAACTGGAAAAGAGGGCATTGGAAGGCTCTCTTTTTTTAATTATTTAAGATGCAACTGCCATAATTACCCTGTGTGATTATATAGTACCTTCCATCTATTTCCGTTTCCAGAGGAAATAATTTCTTGAAAATACAAAATATAGTTAAATTCTAAATATTTTCTCTATTTCCGTCAGTTTATGCAATATTGCATATCCATTATATCCCTACATATTCCTTATACTTCCTATTGTATTGTTTAGTATCCACAATAATTTAACGTTAACAAATAAAAAAAAGAGGAGATCTATTAGATCATCCTCTCTTTTCGAGTTATAGACGTTGCTAAAAGCATACATCTTGCTATATACTGTTGATATAAAAATCTTAGCATTATTGGTCAAATTTCATATATAAATGAGTGTTACCAATTGGTTCACTCTTCTTTTTTCAACATAATTCTGCTATGATTATTGCTAGATACATATAAAAATTTAATACAAACATTAATATAAAAAAGAAAAAACCCCGGCAAGTAGTTTTCGATGGTCGAGCGGCCAACTCATAGTACCAGAGAAAACTCGGATCAGCAGAGGCTATATCTTACGTATTCGAATGTGTTGCTATCTATAACGATATTATCACATTTTGAAAAAACCGTCTAGATATATCCTCTAGTTTGCTGTACCCATTTTTACCGGGGAACAAACTGGAGGTTTTTTTATGTCTAAAAATAAGCAAGGTAACAAAATATCTGGAAAACAAGCTACTAAAGATGCCTACATTAAATTTTTTGAATTCCTCATGTTCGATCAAAATTATCGTACATTATCACCCAATGCAAAAATTCTATATTCTTTTTTAAGAAATAAAATTAACTACTTCGCAAATATTACTACAGCAACTGAACTAGCGATGGAAGAAGCGGCTGCTAACGGGGAAACATTAAAAGGTACTAAGTCCTATAGAGATAGTGACGGTTATATATATTGTATCGCGGACAATACAGAGCTAGAGTATTTGCTTAATGTTGCAGAATCTACTGTAACTCGTATAAAAGCAGAGTTGCATATTGCTGGACTATTACTTGAAGTTCCTACTAAAAATAAAGCTAATCGCCTTTACCCATTAGAGCCTAGCTTAGATGATTTACAGGAGAAATGGGAATATATACAGGAAATTAACGAACTACGTGAAAAGAAACAGAAAGCTGCAGCAGAGCGAGCACAAAAACATGCAGAGAAAAAAAGAAAAGCTGCAGCAGAGAAGAAAGCGCAAAAACTAGCGGAGAAGCAGAAAAAAATTAGTAACAAGCAAAATGAAAGTTACAGTAACAAGCAAAATGAAAGTTACGGTAACAAGCAAAATGAAAGTAAATTAGAACTTAATCTATCAAAATTAGAACTTAATTCTTCTCAATTAGAACCTAAGTATCTATCTATCATTAATAGATTAAAAAATACAGACTTACATGATACTACTAAAACTGTCATTCAAAAAAACATTGATAGATTGACAGATAATAAACTGAATATCATTGTAGATTTATTTGAATTATATAAAACAGAGCTATCTGAAGTAGCGTTTAATGCTGTAATCGTTCGTGTGTTACATGCTACAGTAAAGACAAGCTTCCGAGGTTTTCTAGAGAAATCCATTAAAACAGAAATTTCTACAAAATCCTCTGAAACAACAAATAACAGCGCACGTCCGGAAATGGTTCCAGGATGGCTTCAAGAAGAAAGAACAGCTAATGGTGAACTAACGCCAAAAGAAAAAACATTAGATATCGATCTGTTAAAAGAATTTTTATTAAATGAAGCTGCAAATGACCAAAAAGAAATTAACATTTCAGCATTAACTGCAGAAAACCATAATCAAATGGGGACATACGAAAAAATGGGATTCAACCGTCAAGAAGCTATGAATATTTTAATGAAATTTCAACAAATGAATATTTAGGAGACTCGTATTTTGTTGTTTTTTACGAATAACAACCACGTTTATTTTGTATGCCTAAAGCAGACTATAAGGACGGATACCTATATGCTAAGATTAAAATATAAACTATAGAAATCTAGCATATAGGTATATAAATCTATTAGTCAGGAGGGCCACTATGAGTGAACCACGCGGACAACAAATTATTCATTGTAAAAAATGTGGTAGTAATAAAGTCACATTAACAGGGAAATGGACAGTTGCTGCTACTGCGTTTCTTACTGGATGTGTACTATGTTTATTTATCATTACAATTCCAATTGCGATTTTGTGCTGGATTGTTGCAGTTATTTTTATGTTCGTTCCTTTTAGATATGCAAAATGCCAGGAGTGTAAGCATAACCAAAAAGTCGATAAAGAAAAGTTTGATGAGTTAAAAGCGTACTTACGCAGTTAATGTACTGCAGTAGGGCTTTTATTTTGCCTACTTTGTTAACTATTCGCAACTTTTTAGAAAGACATTGACCGTACACGTCGAATTATTACTGGTGAGGTGGTGGTGTCGTGGTGAAAGAATGGTATTCAATCCAAGAAGCAGCTGATAAGTTAGGGATAAGTCATACTTCTGTTTCAAGGTATCTACAAACTTATCCAGAGTTTTTCAAAACACGATCAGTTGGACGAAAAAAACTGATATCTAATGAAGGGCTTCCGCTACTTGTGAAGATTAAGGAATTATATGCAGATGGAATACAAAAGGCTGAAATATTAGATCAGTTGCAAGGAAGCATCCCTGTATATCATGAAAAAAGTGATGTTGAAGAAGTGGTGAATGATGCAAATATAGCTATGATAGAACCATTTTTAAGGAATTTAGAAACAATGGTACAGCAGCAAAACAAGCTATATGAGCAAAATTCCTTGTTAGTTGAACAAGTACAAAAGGCTGACCAGCGAACGGAAATACTGCACGAACAATTGCAAAAGTCAGATAAGCGGAACCAAGAATTACAGGATCAATTAACAAATTTAACTGATAAAATGAGCCGATTTTTAGAGACACAGGAAGCGGCTGCTACAACAGATAAACAACCTTGGTACAAGCGGATACTTAAATAAGGAGCAGCAGGAATCCCCTAGGGACGTCTTGTTGTTTTTCTTTCACCAATAGTGGTACACGATATTTATAAAGAATGGAGAGGGATATTTTGACCTGGGATGAGGCTATAAACGAATATCTGTTATATATGCAAGGAAACGGGCGTAAACTTTCCACTATGCGTCGTTATCGTTATGATTTAGTACAACTAGCTATATGGATTGAAAGCAATGAGGAGGCATTAAATTTGCCGTTTAATCGTGACATAACAACGGAGCAATTTAAGAATTACTGCAAAGCAGCAAAGCACATGCAGAATCGCTCTGCTGCTTCATTAAAACGAATAATGAGTGTGATTATTAACTTTTTAGATTATCATAATGTATTTTTAGATTCTGTAGATCGTGGACGAGAAATTTTACTGAAGCTGAATAACTTTGCTCCGGATAATGAGATTGAAAAATTACTATGCACTATGAATAGTTTTGAAGGTTTAACCAATTACCAGGTATCAGGACGGAAATTTATTATAAACAGAAATCTATTCCTGGTCCGCTTAATGATTTACTACGGTTTTTCTGTTCATGATCTCACCACATTAACCATGCAAGATATTAATTTTGGACAAGGGACATTAATGCCTGTATCTGCAGGTGGGATCAAAAGAGCGATTCCTTTAAATAATACAGATCGTCGTTTACTCGTCGCTACCTACAAGGACATACCGGAATCCGTACGACCTCGCCAAAATACAAATGATCCATTTTTCATAACATTTCACCATGCAACGAGTACGTTTCAGTGGGATTACAGTACCGAATCGCCAAAAAAACTAACGAAAATCGCCATTCAACGTATGTTCCAAAAAGAGATTAAGCGGGCAAATGTTCACCACCTCTCCCCCACCACACTACGGAATCGCCACATATTAGATTCACTTAGGTCCGGTGTTAGCACTGCTGAAATAAAAGTTTTACTTGGAATGAAGAGTATTGAAGCGATGCACCGTTATATAATCTTTTTGCGCTCCTCCCCTCTTCCCAAAAATTATTCTAAGATTTGGAGAGGGAATCAATAGGTATGTCCAGAGAAACCTTGTAATATATGGGTTTCTCTTTTTGCAAACAAAAAAGTAACACTAAGGTAACACTTTTTGTTGAAAAGGTGTTACCTTAGTGTTACTATATTAATGAGACATAGATTTAAGGAGTGATAATTATGTTTTTAACAGCTTCTGTAGATGCTGGTAACGACGCATTAAAAGCCTGTATTGGCGGATTAGAAGAAGAAAATAAGGTATACATCCCTAATGTAGTGAAGAAAATGGAGGATCGTCCTATTCTATCTCTAGGTGATGATCCACTAGCAGAATTACATTTACGTATTACAAGCAGTGCAATAAACATTTCTGGCACTTATGCCGTTGGTACATTAGCGGTAAAAGAAAAAGATAGTTCTCACATTCCTGCTACTGTACTGAAAAGCGATTCCGATCAAACCGTAATCCTAATGCTTACTGCTCTTGCATACTATGCAGCAATGAATAGCAAAGCTAAAAAAGTAGATGTAGAATACTTACTTTCTTCAGGTCTACCAGTAGATGAAGTGAAAGCCGACCGACGCGCTGCTTTTAAAGAAAAGTTAATTGAAGGAACGCACGTTATCGAATTTAAAAAGACACCATTATTAGAAGGTAGAACAGTAAACATCAAATTCCGCGATGCATTCATGAATGTTGAGGGATTCGGTGCAGTAATTAACCTTACTGTAGACGATAAATTACAACCCATTAATGAAGAACTAAAGCGTAAAAACATCCTGATAAATGACATGGGTGGTAATACTACTGATAAAGCTGTAATTCGTATGGGAAGAATCGATAACGAATATTCATCAGGTTCTCCACTGGGTATTGGTGAATACTTAGATGCTATTAGGAAAGAAATTTTCACTACATTCCGTGTAGACGTTTTCAAATCTCGTAGACAGCTTGTTGAAAACATGACTGCTGAAAAAGAAGCGTTTGTAATTAGACCACATGGAAAAGCTGAATCATTCCAAACAATTGCTGAAAAGCACTTAATGGAATTCGCAATGAGAGAATATGCTGATTTAGTTGATAAGTGGAAAGAAGTAGGGGATTTACACAGTATTTATAACGTGGGCGGTTCTGCTGCTATTGCAAAGCCTTTCTTAGAAAAAATTAATAAAGAAAATAACCAATTTGAAATGTATTTCTTGGATACTGAAGAAAGTATCTGGAGCATTGCAAAAGCATATTACAAACTATTATTAATTATTGCTAAGCAAAAAGGACTAGACCTAGAAAAATAGGTGGTATACATGAAGAAAAATAACAATGTTGAACCTGGAAAAACATTCTCTGTTAAGGTTCCGGTTAACGCTGATCCGGTAACGTTGGATTTTTTAAATAGGGAACGTTCGATTTCACGAAACAAATTAGTTTATGGGATTGTTGATCGGGAAGCAAAGAAAGAGCAAGGTTCTGAAGTTACGCTACCTCTTAAATTAGATTTGAGTGAAGCAGAAAAGGAAAAATTATTAGAACCGGCTACGCTTAGATCAATTGAAGTGTTTATACAGACTTTAATAGGACAACAAAAAGAAATAAATACTGCTCCTACTGAATCAAAAGTAAATGAAGTAGAAGCAGCGGATATATCAGGATTTATGGATTATCAATAAATTGAATATAGAAAAGGAACGCTCTTCCCAGCTTGGCGGCATGAAAGAGCGTTCCCTACACATTATCTATGAAATGGAAGGATGATTTACCATGGCAAACACCCTATACAAAATCACAAATAATGAGCTTATTGTACCACAACGGAAAAGTAAAAGTGAATTTTTCGGAATGTTTCGTTCTTTTGTCACTAAAAAATACAACGCAATTAATGAATGGTTTGGTATTGATGGAGCAAGCTCAGATCGCGTGTGGTTCTACGGAACGATTACTTTAGCTATATTCCTATTGTCATTCGCTTATCTTGTCTCAGGCTTTGCATTCGGCTTTTAAGGCGTGGTGATTGATATGATAAACCATAAAGAACTTATGCAGGAAGCATGGATTCTGGCTAAAAGCGGTGCGGTGCGTTTTGGTGGGAAGGCTAAAGAATACTTATCTGCTTCTTTAAAAATCGTATGGGGGCAGGTTCGTAAAGTAATGAAGTTAAATTCTAAATTGGCAGCAATGGAACAAATGCTAGATTCATTGCAATCTACTAGAAGAGAGTACGCAGCATATGTACATAATGTGCTGCTTCCTTTCGCCAAAGATGGCCAACCTATTACTAGGAAACTTCTAAATGCAATTTATAAAGTAATCGGCTTTAAAAACAGTATCGATTCTGGTACTAAATCAATCATTCGATATACAAAGCGTTACTCTTTAGAACCCTACTATTTACTAGCTGATATAAAACTATTACGAACTACTAAAAAGGCCACTAGATACGTAGTGGAAGTGAAAAATACTGCAGTTGCTATTCATTGGATTCCAAAAAGTATTTTAGGTAAGGACAAAGAAATTCCTAATTGGTTTATTAAAGAAAAAAAGCTATTCTTGATATAAGGAGTGATAGAAAAATGGCTATTGAAGCACATAAATGTAATGTTACAGGATGTAGTGGTCTTGTAGTTTTCGAAAATGCTGATTTTGATTTGCATAACCCTGAAACAATTAAAGGTATATATGCCTTTGATAACCCTACTTGTAACGTTTGTGGAAAAGAGTTTTTAGTAGTACCTAGCTATTCGGTTATTGATTTTGATGAAAAGAAACAAGAATTCGAGGAAATCGAGTCTGTTTGTATAACAGATTGGCAAAAACAAAAGATGTGAACATCAAAGGAAGTGTGGGTATCATGCCGTTTGTAATCCGTGGTGAAGGGTTCATATTAACTGATTGTGAACCAGGAAAAGAAGATAAAGAATTAGAATTCGAAACATATGAGGAAGCAGAAAATACATTAGAACTTATACAATTCCCTATGCGAAAACCCAATGCAAAAATAATTGAAGTTTAATTTTAAATTGGCGATAATACTGCCACATTGTTTGATAGATTAGAAAAGACGGAGGTGAAAAACTATGACTGAAATTGATAGATATACTTCAATTTGTGCTAGATGTGCAGTGCAACATAACAAAGAGGTTCAATTAAGAAAAGAAATCATTTCTAAGAATTTTTGTTACGATTGTAACAGCTATCGTCAAACAATCAAAAATACTTGTCCTGACTGTGGGGATACATCTACTGAAGGTAAGCGTTGTTGTTGTCCAGAAGAATATTAATATATACTCAATCAGATGTAATAAAGAGAAACTTTAATCAGTGGGGGTCTTACTGCCCATTAATGCAGGATAAAAGAAAAAGGAGCAAACTATTTTGCTCCTTTTTCTTCATGGGGTAGCACCAACATTTCGTGGATTTCGTACGTTTAGATGAACCAACAAATGGATTTGATCCACTAGTTGGTATAAGCAACCCTATAGTTATTGCTATTAAGGTTGACTAACCAGTACCAAATAGATCAGATAGTCCAGGTAGTCTCTAAAACGGTCGTTTAAGGAACTTTATTTATCTCCATCAAAACTGACTGAAATATATTTGAAATTCAGTTCCAAAACTCATTACCAAAAACAAAGTGTCGTAACAAACGGGAAGTATCGCTTATGGAACTCTCTTAACGTACGGTAATCCAAAGTTTTTTAGCTTAAAAAATCCTTAGCGTACGAAATTCGCGTTATGTTGGTGGGACCCCAGGTTACACTATATAAAATGCATATAATTCCTTAACTTATTTTTATTAGGACGGCCTAACAAGAATAAAGCAATACAAGCCGCCTAGAAGACGGCTCGTATTTTTATAGAGTAGACTACTCTTTTGTATAGTAATATTTAAGTCCCTTAGCATCCAACCATTTAGTTGCTTTATCTAATTCATTACCCTGACGGAAATCTGTTTCAAAATAAACAAGCCCCTGACGATCTCCACGAGAAACAATTTTAGAAGTGTATCCAAGCGTATCCATCATTTGAACCATTTCAGGAATTAAATTTACACCAAATTCATAAGTAATGACTTTATTATGTTTGTTCACGATAATCTCCACTCCTTCTTGTTTTTCTTCCTGTTTGATTACTTTATTTGTAAACCAAAATAATGATTTATTGCCAATCAATTTGTTCAAATCACACTTTCCGATGCCTGGTACATTTCCTGTCTCGGTGTATTGCCAAATATCACAAGGATACGCTGGTTGACTACCACCATAACGCGGAATCCATACAAAATCGGCATTTACTTTATCTGCTTGAAACTCTTTATATGTGTGATGTCCAACGTACAGTCCAACTTTTTTAGCGCCTAACTTCCGTAATTCATCAATGAAAGCCAATGTTCCCGCTAACATATTATCCATCGTTTTTACTTCTACATCAGCTACCCAAAATAAAGCATCTTTATCCCCACGATTCCAAAAATCACGTGCTTCAACCCTTGCATCATTTTCAGAAACAAAACGACAAAAAGCGTAATTTCCGAAAGGTACACCATGTGCTTTCATACTTTGAGTGTGACGTTTATGCCATTGATCTATAACTCTTGAACCATCTTGAACACGTGAAATAACTAAATCTAATAGTGGTGCTGCTACATCCCAATCAATATCACCGTTCCATTTCGATGTATCTACAATGTATCCCATAATAGTTACCTCTTTCATTTTTATTTGTATAAAAAGAGCGACGTTTTAAACACCGCTCGTAGGCTCGTACAACGCTTTTACTTATCTTGTCTCCCTTTTTTATCACCGAACCACTTTCCGCTCTCAGGATTCGAAATAACACCTAAAGCGATTAAAATTACTAGAATTATATCCACATACTCTTGATAACGCCCTGTATTGAAATGTGGAACAACATCCATTAAAACCATTCCTAGCAGCGCAAAGAGTGCCACCCATAAGCCACGGTTACTTAATTTCTGTTTCATTCGTATTTCCTCCCTTATCTTTCCTCGCATCAGATCTTTGGATTTTCGCTTGAATTTCGCTTGCTACACTTTCTAACAGCCAGGTAGGAATCCATTTATCCCAACCGACACGAACGCAGTTAGCTGTAAAACTATTGAAAATGTGATAGATCAAGCCGCCTGTAACCATGAAGAAAAAGAAATCAGGTAGCTTGAAAGCAATATCGAACATATGCGCTAGGCAAGGCAATAAAAAAAGCACCACAGTTCGTGCGATGCCTTCAATACCATATTGCGACGAGTATGTTCCATCTAATTTAGATGCCTTACTGCCAGTAATCCAATCTAATCCTACAACCATCATTAATATAAAAATCCAAATCAAATTTGTTTTTCCATAAACTAGACTTAAAAACGTCCCTATTCCACCACTTACAAATGAAGCAGCTTTAAAATTTGTCGAAGTGATGATATCACTAATATTTATACTTTTAATCAGCGCATATATTCTGTCCATCTTTCACCCCCTTTCCAGCAAAATAAAAAAGACCAGCTATTGCTGCTCCTGCTCTGTTTGTGTGTTATTTTCATTAGTTGGTGTTGGCGGTTCTTGAGATGGGTAATTCCCTGTAAGTGATGCATAACACTCTAAACAAATGTTCTTTTTCGCAAATCCCATATCTAGTGAGTACAAACGCGCTCCGCGTTTACATATTTCACACAGCGTAGCAATCCGAAACTTTACTGTCCCATCCATCTCTCTCCATACTTCAACCCTGCTAACACCGTTTAGAAGCCCTGCATTATTTAACATATCAGCAGGTATTTGAACAAAAATCCCTGTATCTGTGCGCTCTGCATCCACCAACCTCCCCATAAAAGGAAAGCTTTCACCTGCTTGAAGTGGCATCATTTGATTCTCATTCATTCTTATTGCTCCTTTCTATCCAAGTGCATTAAATTTCCAACCGCTTGGAGTACTCGCATAAAAACCCGATCCCATATTACCGTCTGTAAAACGAATATGACCCCATTGTTGGAATCCACCGCCACCTAAGTTAATTCCCTGCATTGCTCGTATATTCCTAAAGATTTTCACTTCTTTTTCAGTACTTATATCAAACGTTTGTCCGTCTGGTGCTGGAGCTATATTGTTATTCACACCACCTACAGCAATTGCGTTAAACGGCTGAATGCCATCTGCTCTTTCTGCTGCAGCACGATCCCAATTATACATAGATGCATATTTGCCACTGTATAGCGTTACACCACTTACACAAATCGCTGTCCCTTGTCTCATGTCAGCATTTCCAGAACAAACTTTAATAATCAATGCGTGTTGTTGCGGAATATAGTTTGTCGGCACTTTGAAAGTAAAAGAATACCTTCTGATTTCTCCGTAGAATGTAGACGGCTCAGGAAAGTCCATCTTTTGTTCACTCAATATGTCGTAACTTACGTTGTCTCGGAATTTTACGCAGCATACGTGTATTCTCGGTTTTCCTGTTTTACGCACTCCATTTATCATGGCGGTTCTAAAATGAGCGGATGCTGTATATTCGTTACCAGGATGTATACCGTTATTCACGATTGCTTCTGGGTAGTTATACATATCTACCCTTGCTGCATTCACCATTTGCTCGTAATCGAATATATGTGTATTCTTTTCTATTACTACATTGCCCCACGACTTCCAAGTAAGACCGTATCCACCTTCAAATCCATAATAATCGTTATGCCCAATGTTTTTCTTTGTAACACTAGAAAAGTCGGGATCTGCTATCAAGTTTCTTCTTGATACCGCAGTTGTTTTTGTTCCCCATTCGTCTTGGAATAGGAAGTCTAGCATTTTAACAGTTACGCCATCTTTATCAATGGTTATCTTATCACCGTCAATTCTAATAAGATTCGTATCAATCCCTTTTGCAGTTAACCATTTCACCATTGTATCGGCATTAATATTCAGTTTCTCAGCATCGATTATAATCTTACCAGGTGACATATTGATAGAAGTAATGATACCGTCTTTTAAAATTTGTGCTAAGATCCCTTCATCTAACACTTCTAACCTAGATTCTGTTTTGGTTACATAAGCTTTATAAGTTTCATTTATAAACGTTTCTTGTTTTCCTGTGATGATCGAAACGCCTTTTTCATTAGCACTAATACTTCTTTCTAACTCTGTAACTTTCTGATTGTATTTTTCGGTAGCTACTTTATTAGCAATATCATCTATCATTTTATCAATATCCGTTTGATCTTTCGGATGTAGCCAAAATTCTGTAGCTACTTTACCACGCTGCAACATAGGTAACGCAATCCATAAGGTTCCATTTCTTCTCACCCACGGTTTATAACGTGCTTTAACAGCTCCAGTCGGAACTGTTCCGGAAATAACAACCCTAATCCAATTAGAATTTGCAGTTACATCGATACCAATTGATGATTGTGAAACTCGGCTGCCCTGAGCATTTAGATACTCAATTTCTAACACGAAACCTTGTCCTATGTTATTGGACATAAAGTAACCCGAAGCTACAATGTCTTCACCAGCAGTTACGTCTATCGTTTGATGAAGGCTATACCATTTATCTTCAGTCAATCCAGTCGCATGTAATTTAGCCGTTGTATAGCCTCTGTATGTTACAGAAGAGTCAATAACAGCACTATTACCATTTTGTGTCCAGTATTTGAAGCCCTGAGCGAATGCAGCGTTCCGTAGATCATTTATAGAACCCAATCCACCAACATAATCCTCAACATCTTTCTTTTTCATTGTTAACTTTAATGCGTCAGAATGTTGACCTATTGTTGTAGTAGCCTCACTAATCGTCTTTCCTTGCGCAGTTTGTGTTTCCTGTAATTTCTTAACACTTGCAGTTGTTCCTTCTGCATTCTTTTCTACAGTGTTAACACGTTCATCAAAAGA